AGCATATCTAGTGAAGCATTTCCCAAAAGATTACGAAATAATTGTTTGTGGTGATGTAGAAGAAGAAACTGTAGACAATATTAGATATATTCATTTATTTAATCTTCCTAATTTCTTTATGGAAAATCCAGTACATACAATCGTCGTATCTAGATATATTGGTTTCTTGGAGTTATTTTCGCAATATTTATCATTTTATAAATTATATGTATGGGCGCATGATACGTGTTTTCATGCGTATGGTTCAAACTTTTTAGGCGAACCTGAAATTATTAATAAATGGAATAGTCGAATTAATAATGTAATATGTTTAACACCATGGCATAAAAATTTATTTTCGGAGAAATACCCCGCATTCAAAGATAAAATCGTAACTATAAACAATGGTATTATTAATGAAATGTTTAAATATCCTTTGAATCAAAAAGTTCCAAACCGTTTTATTTATACATCTTGTGCTGAACGAGGTCTTGGTAGATTATTACAATTGTGGCCTCAAATATTGGAAAAATATCCAGACGCAACATTAAAAATATCAAGTTATAATCATTTCCCCAAAAATAAAGAAGAAGAAAAGATGATGGAATATATTAAACAAACCCCAAGTATTGAACATTTGGGTAGATTAGGTAGAGACGCATTATATGAATTAATGTCTACTGGTGAATACTGGTTATATCCAAGTTATTGGCCAGAAACATCCTGTATTACAGCTCTTGAAATGTTACGTTCAGAGGTAGTTTGCGTGTATTTCCCGGTGGCTGGTTTACCAAATACGATGAAAGATTACGGTATTCCAATAAAGGAGGGTGAAGAATTAGATGTGTTGTTTTCTATTACTGAGGAACAAAAAGATATATTAAGATTTACCGGTAGAAAATATGCCGAAAATAGCAGTTGGGCAGAAAGGGCAAAAGTTTGGTGTAACATGATTTTTTCTGAATAAAAACAAGAAAAAGAAAAACAAGAAAAAAGAATATTAAAAATTGATTTAAAATAAATATTTCTATTACTAGTAATAATATAAATATTTGATTATTTGAATGAATACAAACAACGTATCTCCATTAAGATATCCCGGCGGTAAAACAAGAGCGTGTAAAGTAATTGATGAAACCATTCAAAAATATTTTATAGTTGAATCGTTTGATCATTTAGTCTCACCCTTTTTAGGAGGCGGTTCTTTTGAATTTTATTTTCAAAATAAATACAAAAAACCATTGATAGTAAATGATAAATTTACTCCATTATATCATTTCTGGACGCAAGTAAAAAATGATAAAACCTCACTATGTAATCGTTTAAAAATCATTACAAATGTATCAAAAGAAGATTTTATGAAATACAGGAAAAACATATTACAACTAAACGACAATATCTTGGAACAAGCTATATTATATTTTATCATAAATCGTTGTTCTTTTAGTGGTGCGACTTTATCCGGTGGATTTTCAGAAGAATCAAGTAAAAAAAGATTTACCGAATCCTCTATTGAAAGAATAAACAAAATGAATTTAGAACATACTACAATATACAATCTAGATTTTGAAGAATTTTTGAATAAATATACTACAGAAAGATCTTTTATATTTTTAGACCCACCGTATTATCTAGAAAATAAAAAATCCAATTTATATGGAAACAATGGTGATTTACACGAAAATTTCAATCATGAAAAATTATATCAAGTAATAACATCAAAACAACAAAACTGGATCATTACTTACAATAATTGTGAATATATCAAGAATTTATACAAAGATTATGTTATTATAGACGATGACAAAATAAATTGGAGTTATGGAATGAATAAAAGCAAAAAATCATCGGAAATCATTATTATATCGCATCGTATCGTCTAATAGGTATATAATAAATTATGTGATCTCCATAATATAATATCAACGAATCAATATTATTTTATTTTTTACACCTTTTATGATTAGGATTAAGGCACTGGAAAAGGTCGCTGACTTTTTTCTACAACGAGTGGTTCCGGAATAAAAACAGGTGTTCTTTCAAAAAAATTTGCGGTTTCTAATTTTTTCAATTCAGGCACTAAAGGCGCTTGTGGCTGGACAAGATTCGTGGAATTAATACCAAATAAAAACGATTCAATTTGAACCGCGTTGTTTGATAGTTTATTCCAAGGTACTTGTCCTGGATTCACACCATTACCAGGTAACATTGTGCTGTATGCTGCTCCATATTGGGAATTAGGGTAAAGAGTATACGTTTCCATATCTCGGTATTGTCTTTGTTCTAAATTATAATTTCCTGGTGTATTTAAATTTCTGGTAGATGCCATATTATTATATACTTATAATATTATTTTTCTTCAAATACTAATTTAACAACTTACTAACTTAGTAAGTAAGTCCAAATGCTTTTCTTGTATTGATCCATTTTCTAAAACATCACAAATACATAAATGTGTAGCAAATAAATAATCGTATGAAAAAAGAGCCATGAATCCCAATTCTAAATCTTCGCTTAAAACTATGCTTGCTGCCTTTTTCATACATTTTTGTAATGTAGTGTTTGATTTCACGCAAGGGAGTTCATATATTTTTTTCATTTCTGTATTTATTTTATCATAATCAAATTCCACTAGTCCAAATATTTGTAAATAATCGGTTTGATAAATCAAGTCACATATATGCGCGTTATCTTGTTCAACATCTAAATCTAAATTAAAAGAAAATAAATCCATAGGAATCTTTTTTTTTAATTCGGAATCATAATAATAATAGGAGCATATCATTTTTGTATTGTACATATTTCGTTTATTTACTTTAGTAAAAAGACATTTTTCTAAATCATAATAAAGAAAATAAAGAAAAACCATAAAAACAATAAAACTCGCATAATATAAAAAATATTTTCTCCCATTATTTTATAATGGATTCCTTAATGAATACTTTTTTCAGTCCTTTAGGAAAAGAATGGTGCATGTATTACTTTGTCATTCTAGTTTTTGTATTCTTGTTTTTAATTGGTTCAATTATAACCTCAATTGTTGCCTTGTTCCATATTAAGAAATTTTCGTTTTCTCAAATTTACTTATTATTGATACCAGTCATTACAAATGTAATTTTATATTACCAATCTCGTATCATTTATAGTATGTGTCTAAATTCTTTGAAATAAATTTACAAACTGACATTTAACAAAGTGAAAATTTACAAAAATAAATAATACCATAAAAACGTATTATTTATTTACAACAAATGAAAATTACATATTTTTGCTTCTACCCTTAGAATTATAATATTCACGATCACGTGTTAACTCACGAGATGGAACACCACCACGCACCCAACCTTCAGAGGCAACACTTTCAACACAATAAGCAGGGTTTTCTATTTTCTGTTTCACATCAGGCAATAATGGTGTTTGACTGTATTTCAAGTAACTCTTTTCTGGTAAGTTAGTTACTGATCTTTTGTTGGTAATATTTTCACCTTGTTGAATTTGTGCTTCTAAAATAGGATCAACCGAACCTCTACCCATGAATGGTACAGTCGCAAATGGGCGTTGAAATAAATCAATACGGCATTTTGGATGAGTTTGTATAGTACCAATGGTCAAGTTAGAATTCTCATCTATATTACATCCACCAGCGCCTACATTGTAGCCACCTTTATAAAATACACATGGTTGAGTTGTTGCTAAATCAATGGGAGTTCGCATACTACAATCATTCGCAAAATAATTTTGTAACAAGTAATTACAAGCACTATTGTTTTGGATGGTTTCTTGGTCTAAATAGCAACTATCATTGCCAATTCTGGACATATTTTCAAAAGTATAATTTGAGACGTTTGCCATATTTATATATATATTACATTATTTTTTACTAAACAAAAAGAAACATAATTAAATACGTTTCTTTTTGTATCATTTTATTTATGCGCTAAATATTCTATTCAAAAATCGCAAAATTTTGTAAAAATCCAAAAATTTAATACAAGTTATACCTAAAGTTATCCTTGACACAAGCAATATCATCACCACCACGACAAGATGGCATATCACCATACAAGAAATCAGCAAATGCTCCTTGATCATTTGGTATTTTTGTATTTGGGTTTGAATAATATTGCCACATTGACTGGTCGAATTCAAATTTTTCTCCTAAATCCCCAAACAATTGTTGATTCGTATTTTTAATACCAGGGTTCAATGTTTGTATCATTTTTTTTGTATTATTACTAATATCTTCATAAACTTCTGTGCTAAAGGAAGGTGGAGCAGGTTTCCGTTTAGGTTTATCCATAATTTCAGTTAATAATACGTTACCTAGTGGATTATTTTTATTCACCTCCTCAAAATCACTTTTTAAATATGACTTTAATGTTTCAGGGTTGATAATTTTAAGCGACGCATCTATTGTATCATCCTTATTGTATAAATCTGTTTTATTTGAAAAACCTTCTTTATTTTTATTATCCGTCTTTTTTGTTAATTCACTTATAATAAATTGTTTTTGTGTCTTGTACATGAGGTAAATGATGAATAAAGATATTGTCCCATTTAATAAAAACCGATAGGAACGAGTTATCATAAATCCTAAAACACATAATAATATAATCAATCGTGTAATCGCATTTAGTTTTTCATCAAATGTCATACCCTGTTTGGGGAATAATTCCAATATATATTTTTTATTGAATAAAACTGTTGGGTCATTAGACCAAAATGGAATATAGGTTGTCATTATATATAATATAGGATTACTTAATTTTTATAATTTTATTTATTATATTATAAAAATTATTATATTATAAAATATTTCGGTTTTTTAACAAATAATGATAAAGATCATCATGATTCATTGTTTCATTTATTTTAATTATTTCATCTAGATGATTATGAAACATTTCAATTAAAGTGCCCCGTTCTTGAATCATCAAATCAATTACTTCCTCTTTAATATCGTCTAATATAATGTATTCATTTGTATTCAAATCAAATTCTAATGCTGAATTAAAGTTGTACATTTTATTATTACGACTAGATATGATTAATCGCGACAATGACGAAAAAGCAAGAGGAACTGAACCGGTCATACTATACCCCGAAATATGATCATTATTTATTGTGGCGTCAGTCAATATATAATTTGATGATTGCAATAATGAAAACATATTTTCCGTATTCATATGTTGATATAATGTAATATTTATAGTATCATTCTTTTTTTTTAAAATATCCACCATTTTTTGTGTAGCTAAACGAGTAATCACATGTATCATTATTTTTTTATTGGATTTTAGACGGTTGATTATATTTATATTGTATAAATTTGTATCGAGATTACCACCGCCAATAATAGATACATGTATTACTTCTGGGTCATATTGTTTATTTGATTTATCAAATACTGGAAAACATGGCAAACCCCATTTGATTTGGTTTTTTTTAAATGGTCTAACGCCTATACAATGATAATAATCAATTCTTCTACAAATATAATAATGAACAATACATATTACTTTGTTATTCATCCACTCATATTTAAAACCAGCATCATCATCAGTTGTTAAAAAAATTAAATCAAATGTGTTTCGGGTTTCAGAATTTTCAAATTCACCATGATTTTTATACGTAATATTGTAATTTTGAAATACATTTTTATAAAAAGATAACCAATGCATATCAAAAAAATTTTCAGTAAATATTTCTATTGTAAATTTATTTACATAACAATAATATATAATATAACCAAACATTTCATAATGACATGGTATACTATTGTATATTGCTATTCTTTTTGTCATTATTATATAAAGTAATACAAATATTCTTTATGTATTACTTTATTGAATTTATATTTCTGTTTTATTTCTGTTTTATTTTTTACTCTTCTTTTTCTTTTTTCCTACAGAATCACCGTTTGACCCAGGTCTTGGTGATTTTTCCGCTTTACCAGATGTTTGTTGAATGCTATTGATTAAATCTTCGATTTCTTTTTCACTCAAAGGTGGTTTTTCCTGAATAACCTTAGTGTTTTCCGTTGCTTTTGCCATCTTACGAATCTCTAAATTTTTCTTCATTCTTTCGGCATTTTGCATCATTCGCATGTTTTTATCCATTTGTGCCTGCATCGCACCAGTATTCACCTTTACATTTTTACCACCAAGCCCACCTAAGCCACCCAATCCTCCCAATCCTCCTAATCCGCCCATTTTACCCAACATACTCTGGATATCCTCCATTCCCGGCATATTTTTCATTTTATTCATGATTTCAGTCGCCTCGCTCATCAATTCACTCTGGTTAATCTCTCCCGACTTCATTTTTGAATCCAATTTATCACCCACATTTTTAACGATACTCATCAACTTTCCAGGATTCTTAAACATCTTTTGAAATACATCCTTTACATCTGTCACATTTTCAAAATCCATGTCTAAATTACCCGCAGTTTCTTCTGCGATTTCGCGAGCTAAATCACCCAATTTACCACCCAACATTCCAGAAATATGACCATGAAGCTCATCAACAGATGGCATATTTGTTCTTTCATTAGAACCAGCATCAGTTCCGGTTTCACCAGATGAATTCGTGTCAAACATATTTTGCATTTTTTCCAAAGTCTCCTCTAATTTACCCTTGAAATCATCTTCATTCAAAGATTCAAATATTTTTGCGGAATCTCCAAAGGCACTTTGGTCTTTCACACATCCAATGACAGAAATGGATATTAATTGTAAATACTTCCAAATCGTCTCCTTTGTATTGTCACTGATGTCACAATTCCATAAATACTTGAAACTTAATCCAGGCAAAAACTCGGTATTTATATCGGAATCTTTATTGAAAATTTCCACATTTTTATACAAAATATCAAAAAATCTTTCGGGAAAAATACCCAAACAATGAGTAAATACCTTTTCTATTTTGGCACCGAACTCTGCCTCATCGCAAGCATCAGAAACCCACCATTTATTTATAATGGGACTATATTCTGGAAATGTTGTTTTGATATCATTAATAAAATCTGGTATGACTTTTTTAAACTCTTCTGGAATTTGTTTTGTTTCCTCGGACATACTTTTACAAAAGATTTTATATTTAAGTTTAAATTAAATATAAATATATAATATATGCCAATTTCTAGAAAAAGATTTAGTTTTAGTAAAAATAAAAAAAGTGTCAAAAAATCATTCAAGGTTAAAAAAAATACTAGAAAATACAAAAAAACTACACCTCGTCGTAAAAACAGAAAAAGTGGAAAACGATTTCGTTTTTTTGGTGGAAATGGTGACGAAGATAAATGTGCGATTTGTTTTCTACCTTTATCAGATAATACGAATGGAGAAATATTCGAGACAAATTGTAAGCATAACTTTCATCGCGGTTGTATTGAAGAAGCTTGTGCCTATCAAGCAAACAGACAAGAAATATGTACTTGTCCTCTTTGTAGAAGTGAGTTAAACCCTAACCCAAACACAAATTCAAATCGTCGCCGAAGTACGCCCGTAGAACTTCCCGAAAATTCATACCGCGTTGAATTTTTTAGAACTGACGGAGAAAATAATAGAGTCCCAGTAAGAGTTCAAGATATTCCAACTAGGGAAAAGGCAAATATAATCGTCTTTTTGGTAACTGAATTTGAAGATTTAGACTCTTATAATATTAGATTTAATGGTGAAGACGAAGATAATCCATATGGATACATTGTTCTTGGTGATAATCCTTATAATGTAATAGTTCGCGAAGGAGATATTGACCTAGAATATGTAACTGACAACAATATTCGTTCATTAAGAATTACACGTATGTAAAATAGTCAAGTATAATTTTACTCAAAAATACAAAGTAAAATTATAGTGATAATATATATGCCTATCTCTAAAAAAAGATTTAGTAAAAAACGTATCGCAAAAAAATCAGTTAGAAAAAATACTAGAAAACACAAAAAAACTACACCTCGTCGTAAAAACAGAAAAAGTGGAAAACGAATTCGTTTTTTTGGTGGAAACAGTGATGAAGATAACTGTGCGATTTGTACAGAAAGTCTGACAAATGGACAACAAATATTCACAACCGACTGTATAAATCCGAATGCTACACCCAATAGCGATCCTTATTTTCATCATAAATTTCATACTGATTGTATAAGAAATTGGTGTTCCCGTAGTCAAAATTGTAAATGCCCATTATGTAACGCAGTATTAAATCCAAATCCATTTCCTCCTCCTCCAAATGTATTTCCAGAATTTGCGAATAATCCCTCAGTAGTTGAATATCCAAATTTGTATCGGGTTGAATTTTTTAAATTTCAAGAAAACCCGTCCACGGGGGAAATTGAAAAAGTGAAAATAAGTGTTCATGATATGACTGATGAAACAATTTATCTATTAGGAGAATATTTTATAAATCAAATCCAAGGATTAACACCAGATCATTTAGATTTTTTTGGAGATCCGGCACGTGTTAACCCAAATGGATATATTAATTTAAACGAAAATAACAACAATGTAGAAATACCACTAGGTGATATGGATGTTAATGTGGCAAATATTGATTCAGCAACAATCACACAAACAAATACACACAACTAAATTACATCGAATGATACATCACACATAACTTCTTCAAGTTTTGAATATATTTCATTGTTTTTGCCTGTTCATCAGGTGTCATCATTTTTACCGGATTTCTTAATCTATTAATCGCCTCAATGATTTGCCCCGAATTTTGCGCATTCGTCAAATCCTCCCCGTAATCTTTATCCAAGAAAAAACTAATGTCTCCCGCATCTATTTGTGCTGCGTATTTATCAACCACATAGCTTTGCCATATTTTTATAATTAATTTAGGATTTGCCTTTCGTATTAATGTAAAAGAATTTTTTGCCGACGAGATATCTACATCATTTGGAAAAATCCGAATAATATCTTCCACAAATTCCATAAAATGATTGTTAAATCCGTTCAAAACAGTTGAGGACGCCATTATGTTATACTTGAATTATATTTTTAAGTTTATTAAACATATAATTTATATTTTTTCATTTTTTATATTCATATTTTTCCGTTTTTAGATTTTTTTCTGTTGTGGCGCATAATTTGACATTTCTAGATCACGCTGTTTTTGTAATTGTTCAATGGTTAAATCACCAGACAATTTATCTTTTTTGTAATCAAAATCGTCTTTTGGGGTAGTAATTATATCCGAATGATTCAAAGGAACATAATTATGCATTTGTCTCATACCACCACTCCCCTTTGTATTCAACTCTTCATGATCCATATCTAAGAAACTATAATTATCGGAAACGACCCCTCCAAAACCCCCACCACCACCTAATGAAAACGCCATGGGTTCCATGTTATTACTTGTCGCTTGACGGGTCACCACCTCTTGACGTGGTTTTAAATGATTATAAATGTTATCACCATACAAGACCTGGTAATTCTGATTCAGTAATAACAACGCTGGCACTTTCGTGACATTTTCAGGCATCACTAATTTTTGACCATTTTCTAAAACAATTTGAATTTTACCAGTTTGATCTTTTACACGTTTATCAATACAAATAAAATGTATATCTTTACTTACTTGGGTCTTTGAAAGTGTCTGTAATAATTTTTTTGAGTGTTCACAAAAATTGGAATAATATAATATAGAACTCATTAATCTATAATTAGGTATTCAAATTGTTTTTTTAACTCATTTTTTCTAAAATTCAAATATTCAAATAATCAAATATTCAACTAAATATTGTAAAATAAAGAATATCTAAAAAAATTGATTAAATAAATACAAAGGTTTAAATATATTATCATACACTATACTAGATAACAGAAAAAGATGAATCCACAAATCGATAAAATTGTAGAAAAAGAAGGAGTCCTCACATTTAGCTTAAGTGGTGTAAATGTTAGTTTAGCAAATGCTATTCGTAGAACTATATTATCCGATATTCCAACCGTAGTCTTTAAAACATCACCAAATGAAGAAAACAAATCAAAAATATTGGTAAATACGACTCGTTTTAATAACGAAATTATCAAACAACGCTTAAGTTGTATTCCAATACATATTGACGACCTTGAAATCCCTCTTAAAAATTATTTATTAGAAGTCAATATGGAAAATACAAGTGACACCATTATGTATATTACTACTGAACATTTCAAAATAAAAAACACGTTGACAAACGAATATTTATCGTCTAAAGATGTTCACAATATATTTCCACCCAATGATATGGGATATTATATTGATTTTGTAAGATTACGCCCTCGCATTTCAGATGATATTCCAGGAGAAAAACTACAAATGACATGTGAGTTTTCAATCGACAATGCGAAAACCGATGGTATGTTTAATGTCGTTTCTTGTTGTTCGTACGGTTTTACTGTAGATGATGCTCATATGGAAAAGGAATTAGACAAGAAAAAACAACAATGGAAGGATAAGGGGTTAAGTAAAGATGATATTGAATTTGAAGCTGATAACTGGAAATTATTAGAAGGAAAGCGTATTGTCAAAAAAGACTGTTTTGATTTCATCATACAAACCATTGGTGTATTTTCAAACCGTGATTTAATCAAAAAAGCATGTAAAATTATTATGACTCGTTTAGAGAATGTAAAGACACTGATTGAAACTGACGCGATAAAAATCAGTGAATCCGAAAATACCATGAAAAATTCTTATGATGTTATTTTGGAAAACGAGGATTATACCATTGGTAAAATCATTGAATACATGTTATATACGAAATTCTTTGAAGAATCCAAAACAATGACCTTTTGCGGTTTTAAAAAAATGCATCCACACGATGTTGACAGTGTGATTCGCGTAGCCTATAGAGAACCCGCGGACATCGCAATGGTAAAACAAAATTTATTAAATAGTATTTCTTTAGCAACAAAGGTATATGAGGCTATTCTTGGTAAATTTTAATTCGCTATAGCAACACTAGATTCGCTCATATAGGAAGAATCCAAATATTGATAATTCAATAAATACATTAACATTTCTGGACTTAATGTGTTTACATAGTCAATGACGGTTTTTTTCTTGATATTTTCTTTCACGGGTTTCAATTCATTGATGTATATTTGATGAATTAATTTCAAGTGTAACTGATAGATATCACTGTACATGCTTAATTTGATTTCTTTTTTAACATAACAATAAATATAATTCAAATACAATGTTTGAGTAAATAAATACAAGTGTTTTTTAAAAAAAAGAAAATGTTTTCGGTTCAAATAATGATTGGTTAAATAATCAACCACTTTTCCTTCTTCTTTTCTGAGACATAAATAAATATATTGATGCCGAAATATATCTATATCAAACATATTACTGTCTTTGATATATTTAACATATTCATAATTGGGGTTGATTAATTTACATTGTCTACCATTGTTATCTGTAAAGTGTAGTCCCATTGTCGTATACGGAATACTTGTGAAATCGTCATTTAATTGTTGATATGACGTAAAATGATACACTTTCGGAAATTTCAGGTGTGTAAAATTCTGAGTTTCCTTCATTCCAGAGTAATCAACCGTAAAAACATTCACAGTATGATCTCCTGTGTTGACAATCTCAAAAACATTAATTAAGAAAAGTTCATGCTGATCCAATTGTTTAATTAAACCAAATACAGGATGTTGTATAATGAAATGATAGCAATAACGTTTTTCTAATGAATCAATATCCATGTTTTTCTGCTGTATTATATCCATGAAAATATCTCGCAGACTTTTGTTATCCTCCACGGAATATAATACATGACAACCTACATCATCTAATGAAGCAATCTCCCATCCACCAGTAATACCAATTGTAGGATCCCAAAATAAATTGATCCCGACGCCCTCCACGAATTCCTGAACAATGATGTTGTTAAAATCTGGGTTTCGTTTATGAAAATCTGTAAATTTCATTTTTTTTGGCGGAAAAAAGGAAACTACATCATTGACACTATTTACAACAATGGATCGAAAAATTCCATAAGTAAGAACATGTTCATTATTTAAATAAGCAGAATCATAAGAAATTATTTTGTAGTCTTGATTATTTTTTGTTTTCGTATCTGTAATATTTATTATTTTTTTGAAAAAAATATTAGGCGATTGATTCAGCATAAGATGGGTAAACCCAGGGATTTCATTTAATTTATAAACATATTGTGACATCTATTTCATTTATCCTGAATAAATATTTATATTGTTTATATTGTTTATAAATCTAATCTCAAAAGTAAAAGTAATTTAATAACAAAATAATATAAATATTTCATTCTATAGATTAATAAATATAAATAAAATGCATTATTTATCAGTCATTGCTATATTTAAAAACGAAACCATGAATTTAAAAATCTGGTTAGACCACTATTTGTGGCAAGGGGTTGATCATTTTTATTTAATAGACAATGGTAGCACTGATAATCCCATGGAAATATTATTTGACTACGTAAGTAGAGGTTTGGTCACTTATTATTATGGTCCTGAAAAACACAGACAACAACAATATTATAAACAGATGTTTGACCGTGAAAAATTAAGAGACAATACTTACTGGTTAATGGTATGCGATATTGATGAGTTTTATTTTGGAATGAAACACAAAATACGAACAGAACTGAAATCTCTCGAACATTATCATTTAATATATTCATCTTGGTACATGTTTGGCAGTGATGGTCTTTTAAAACAACCTCCAGATATTAGAACCGCAATCACACACCGTGAAGAACAAATCATAAATAAAGATTCCAAATATATATTTAAAACAAAAGCAATCCCCAATAGTTCCCATATATGGATCCATGGTTTAGTAAATTTTTACGATGATGAACGAACATTACGTGATGACAACATTATCCGCTTGAATCATTATGTCATTCAATCATTGGAGTTTTTTCAAAAAATAAAAATGACTCGTGGCGCGGCTGACTTTGCCGATGGTGAATATGTACGAAATATGAATTATTTTTTCGAGGCAGATAAAAATGCGACATTTGAAGATTTAACATTAAAAAATTTAATTACAAATCCACCAGAAGATTACTAAAAATCTTCAAATCTTTAGACACTTATAGATAATTTCAGTTTATTCATTCATAAAATTATCTATGATAAATATAGGACAATGTCAACCAATTCAACAAAACAAAATATAGAAATAACAGAAAATGATAAGTCTCAAAAACCGTCGTCGTCCTTTAATGAAGAAAGTTCATCCCTTGAAGATGTTGATGTTACGCCAGAATCTGAATCCGAGTCATATACTGAAGAAAAAGATGATGTTGAATCGTCTGAAAAAGCGAATGATGACGAAGAAGACACAGAAAACACAGAAAACACAGAAGAGAATGAAGAATCTACAGAAGAAGGCGATGAAGGAGTTTCTCTTGATTTGAAATTAGGCGATGTTATTAAAATCAAGGATCCAACAAATGAAATATTAAACAACAATAAATTCATCATTGATTATATTGATGATCATTTGATTAAATTAATCAATATAGATGATTTTACTTTAACAACTATAAAAATCAATGATGATGGATTATTAGGCGATGGTAATATTGAATCCGTTTCTCTCATCTATAGAAATGATAAAAAAGGATATTCAAGACAAAATAACCTTTTACCTGGTACTTGGATTAATATCTATTTTGGAGGCGATATTCCTTCTATATTAACAGGTGAAATCACCAATTTAGAACAAGACATGATTGAAATTAAAACCTACCCTGATAAGGAAATCATATATATCAACTTTGATTATAAAGGAATTCCATTGAATATTCCAATTGAAAAAATAGAAATCAGAGAGAAACCCAGTGATGAAAGTATTCAAAGTCGCGATGAAGAAAAGGTTATGCGTTCTTCAGAAATGGAAAGCGCAGTGGATTCGTATGACCAAGAATCGGTTGATATACAAACGGAATTTAATATTCCAACAAACGTAGAAGTCCGCGATAATATTCGTGAATTCATTTTGAAAGCGGATGAAATACAATTCGGTGAAGAATTGGGCGCGATCCAACAATATGTCAATGTTGATGTGGAACAAAGACGGTTTAATATTGAATTACAAACAAATGATTTACTTGATGAATTATTGAGTGATATTCCTGATAGACAACGAACCAATACAGTATTGACCAATATTCATACCATGATTGAACGATTTAAACAATTGCGTGAGGAATTTTCTACGTTTGATGGACACGGGAATGTGACGGGGGCAATCATCAAAGACGCCTCTTGGAAACCATTGATTCACAGTTTAAAGAGTTTCAAAAAATCGCTTTACTGGATATTACCTGTTGCGAAAAATGTGAAAAAAATATATGAAAAAGTAGGGTTTGACAAAGAAGATGAAGGATATGAATTTGAAGAAATTGAAAACAATATTGCCTATAAGGGATCTACCCGGGATGAAATGTATGTATTGGAAAATATGATTGATGACTATAAATCAAATAATTTACCAGATGGAGGAGAGAATAAATATGTGGCGCTATACAAAAGTATCAATCCCTTATTTACTCCTTTTGAAGATGTCAGTCCAGAAATGAAAAAAGATGTCATTATTGAAGAAGAAGTCTTGGATAATTTTAATGTCATTATTGACACCTTGGGCGATTTATATTCAAATGTCATTCACAATAAAAATTTAGTAAGTAACCGTTTTGTCATTGATAAATACAATCTGGGATTAACTCATTTGAAAACAACGCAAATATCCAGAAATAAAAATGTATATCATGTGGAAGATATGACACCACCAGATACAATTGCGCTCACATCATTGGTCACCTTGCCTGAACCAGTGATACGTTTCTCTCACATATCATTACCAGGAACAAGTATTTATACAAAAGCAAATTTAAATACCATGTTTGTCAACTATTGGAAATTTTTAAATAATCATACCAGTGTCAATAAAATATTGGTTGATATTTACAATGATGAAGAAAATCCTGAACAAGAACAAGACAAAAACACATTTTTCAGTAAAATAACAAATTTCACCATGAATAAAAACGAACAAACCAGAGACATGAGTGACGCTGAATTATACGTGAAATTTTTAGAAAAAGTGGTTCCACGAACACGGGTACTGTTTGAAAAAATCAAAAAATATATCAATGGAAAATTATCTCTCAAAGAAGTGGTTGAAATTATGGAGCCTTTCCTTGTCTATAACTCTGATTTGACCTTTATGCAATACAAAAGTATTAGTATCTTTTTACAACAGAAAATATCGGAATTCAATAAAAAATTCATAGAAAGAAGCAAATATTTTTCAAACTTGAAAAGACTCGGTAAAGGGATTACAAATGAGCCTAATGCCAATTCTCTCAAAATGTTGATTTATGAAAGTAAAAACAGACAAGAAGTAACAGATATATACAACAAATCTATCTATAGGAGTGATATTAATACTGAACTGAAAATGACTAATTCTGAATTATTGAAGAAAATGGTAATTGAAGATTTCGGTAATGTTTACAACTATTGTGTTGCCCTAGAAAATACATTTTTGATGCTTCCTGAAAATATTAATCAATTGATTGAAGATAAAGAAACACAAATTGAAGAACAACTGAAAAAGGGATCACCTGCGGATGAAAAATGTGAAAATATAATCATCGCAAAACAATACGCAAATATTGAAGAATTAGAGGCGGATAATGATAAGACTATCTTTTTTGATCGTAAATATGACAGCACCATATACAGTATTTTGGACGATTACTTGAATGATCAAATGCGCATGTTACCTGCGGACTTCCATGAGTTTTTAACCAAGAAATTAATGGAAAAAATGAAATTTGACCAAAAGGGGGCGAGTTACCTCGCGGAGACATTAATCAACGGCGCCAAACGGGTGAAAACCGGGGATTACGCCATTTATTTTGACAACGCACAAAACAAGTTGAATTATTACATTAGAGACCATAATCAATGGGTATTGAAAGAAAACGTGGATGAGAAATTAGTGGGACAAAAACAAGACATGATATGTAATTTTCAACAAAACTGTATTGCTATTCAGGACAAATATGACGCAAAATGTAAGTCCTTGGATACGAACCGAAAAGATATGACCAAAAATGCGTATTTGGAAATCATGAATGAATTTGACTATAAATACCAAATGTCCAAAGAAGATATGGAAATACGAATTCAAATGAAATACGATTATTATGTCAGTATCATTGACAAGTTGGATAAATTAAAACAACATCGTATGTTAAAATACAACGACGCCCAGTATAAACTCGGGGCAAAAACAGGCGATGAAGATGTGGAAGAAATCATTGTTTCGCCATATATGAAACTACTCAACATTATACTAGGACAAAATGATTTTGTGAAAAGACAAAATGACATTATTACTTTTAAAACTAAATTCACGAGAGAAGCTGACACTCTTGGCGGAGAAAACGAATACTGGTTTTACTGTATCAAGACCAATACACAATTGTTGCCAACCTTTTTGTATACCATTGCGTCGGTTTTTGTACAGAATCCGGATAATTATACCCTAACAGTTGACCGAATCATTAAAGATATTGGCGGTTTGAGTGACGACGGTGAATCTTGGGTGGATAAAAAAGGACAAAGTGGTATGGTAATTCGCAAAATAGATTTTGATATTGATGAAGGTTACGAAGATGGATTCCGCGTAATTAGTCGTGAGCTCCTAGAAAGAGACGCAGGTGATATTGTCGTGGAAAATATTGAAGCCGAACAAGAGAAACGCGCGGATGCTGATAAATCCAAAAGCAGAATTGTAAATGCGGAAACCAAATTAATGTTGAATATTATTCATGCCATTAGCGATTTTATGGGAATCAACTTGGACGATCAATTGGAATTTATTTTGAAAATCACCACTGCGGCATTAGCGGATGCGTTACCTTCGGAAAGCGAACACAATAAAGACGCTGAAGAAAAAGCGAAAAGGGGACAAACCACGAAACCATACAAAAGTTTCTATAATTTTAATATTTTGTATTTGACCTTGGCATCTATTATGGTGGGCATTCAAACGAGTATTCCAAATATAAAAACACGACGAACATTTCCAGGATGTGTCCGGTCTTTCGCTGGTTATCCTATGGATGGAAGTGGTGATACCAGTGGACTACAATACATGGCTTGTATTATCTCTCAAATCCCTAAGGCAAAATCCATTGATCCTTGGTCTGCATTGGGAACCTCTAAACAAGATAAAATAATGACCAATATTAAATTTTTTATTGACAATCATCTTTTGAAAAACATAGATGTAGAGAGAAAGATCAAGGAAAAAATAGAATACTTACTCTTAAATCCAGTAGATGTCATCCCAGTAGAGCACGATTTAAATAAATGGCGCCAATTTTTACCACCTCTGGTTCCTATTAAAATGAAGACGGTGGAAAATATTTCCCAGGATTTCAAGGCGTCACTGTTGAATGATATCAAAGGTGCGTCGCCTAGACAAAGAGAGAAAATATTGGTGATTCAATCCAAGATCATACTGTTTTCTCTCGCGCTACAAGAAAAAATACAACAAATTGTAGAAAAGAAAAAACTATTATTAAATAATTCTTCTAGTGAGCCTTATATTGAAAACGCATGTTGTAACGAAAAGGGCGAAAATATCACGATTGACTATTTTTTCAAAGAAGATAGTGAAATCGGTTTATACAATAGCAATGTTGCTGAATTGGCGTATATTTTGGATGATGTCCGCGCCATCAGTAAAGCATGCTTTTTGTTTTGTAGAGAAAATTCAAAAAATATATATCCTGGTTTAACCGACAAATACAGTGAAGAAACCATCTATAAAGCCTTTATTACTTTCTGTAAATTCAAATCTTTGATCCCTATTCCAGATGCCCTGATGGGATTATGTGGAGAGAAACCACTGTTTTCATTAGGTGATTCTATTGGTGAGCAAATTCGTAAATTAAAGAATGACGGTCATAACTATACTAATGAGCAATTCTTGAGATTATTACAGGTGGTGAACCGCCACAATATTATACAAGTATCAATGAATGACCGCCTGAAAACACGGGTGAGTAGAATGCGTGATATTATTGAAAAAATGTCTTCTTTAAATATCGGTGATGCCAAATTGGTGCCACTTGAATTGAGAAACCATTTAGATGATGTCTTGGATACATTTGAACTCGGTGTTAAAGAAGACACGAAAGAAATGCGAAAACTCAAGAATTACTTGAGCGAAACCAATAGTAAAATGAAAAATGAACTGATTGGCTTTATGAAACAATACAGTTCGGTAAGTAAAAATAGTTTGAAGAAAATGGTGGAAAATATTACCAATATCATGGTGTGGAGTGAAAATGCGAAAAATGACAATATTTATGATGATACGACTTATAATTCAATCAATTATGTCAAGGAATACATCACCAATATTTCAAATGTATATCCAAATAAGATTTTGAATAAACCCGATTTCGCATCAAATCCAAGCGATGTTCGTATTCCAATTCATTGGGATTTATCACCAATACATCGTTTTGATATAGCAAAAATCATTTTTGATAATTATACTAAATTGAATCGTTTTTATGATGATAAGAAAATTGTCAATGTTTTGAATTCAGTGATTCAACATACCAAACAATTCTTGTTATTAGTGAATGAAACACCGTATATCAATGAAATCAATTATAAAAATATACACACTCATTCTATTTTTGATAAACGCACCTGTAAATTATTATTTGAAAATTATTTATTCACTGTATTTACTTCGTATATTCGTTATACAGAAGATGATACTTTGTTGATTGTTGGTGACATGTCCGCAGAACAATTGGAAGAACCCGTGTCTACGTTATTGTTGGGTGATAAAAAAGAGTTGAAAATGAAAATCGCGGAATTATTGTCTGTTTACATCAACATCATGGTTGAACATAAACACCTCATCAATATGAATTATGACGAAATTATGGATGTCGTGTATAAAATCAAGGAAAAAGAAAAGGATACCTTTACTGATAGATTAAAGGCAATGACGGATGAACAGAGAGAAGCCGATACAGTGTTAAAAATCAATAAACTCGGGGTTTGGTCCAAAGGTCTTCAAAAGGGATTGGTTGCGTATGACATGGATGCTTATGATGAAGAACGCGAATACATGGAACAATTTGCGGAGATTGAAAACGTAGTGAAAAAGAAAAACCGCAACAATATCAATGATATGAATATTCAACAATACATGGATGACTATATGGAAGAACAACAAAACGGCGAAGATATTGAACGAGAAGAATACAATATGGCAAACATGACGGAGGATTACATGGACGGTTATATTGATGGCGATGAAGACCAAGATGTCGGTTTAGATGATTAAAATTTAGATTTTTAGATTTATTTCCAAAACAGTTTCGTGTTGGTTTGGAAATAAATTACCCAGCCTACCCTATTTATCCACCAAGATTTCCTTGGCGACAGTACGGATGATTTTATTGTAATTTTTGAGTGCCTTTTCTTTATCTGTATCACACAAGCTATGATCGATCAACTTGGTATATAGGTCACTCTTTTTATTATTCGGATCTTTGTATTCGGGGTTGGCTTTCGCCCAAAGTGACATTTGCTTGACATTCTTGTGTTCAATCGCCTTGATGGCTTTTATCATTTGCTGTTTGTCTTCGTCTTTATGCCAAGTATCGTTGTTTTTAATATGAATAACCTCCCTCTTTAAATCACTACAGTGAATTGGACGTTTGCTGATATCTAACTGGCTTAATCCCTTAATTAAAATATTACTAATCCCTCCACAATACCCGAGCGGTCCAAAATTTTCAAAATCGGTTAGGGTTAAAATCAGCGATTCCAAGAAGTCGCTTAGATTCAGCGCATCTTTACATGTCTCGTTCAAGAATACATTCAAGTTGAATTTGTTATTATTTTGAGTTATATTATTGTTTGTAATATTAGTGGTATTTCCCATATTTTCCTTCATCAATTCAATTATTTGTTTTTGGAATTCCTGGTTTTGTTTAAGTAATTCAACAATCGCGGACTGCATATCCAAGTCGTTTGCGGTTGTAAGTTCAATATCTTCCTTATTTTCTTCCTCATCTTCAATAATTGATTCGTTCTTTTCTTCATGTATAACTTCGGCATTACATTTTTTTTTATGCTTACATAAACTTGACATATGTAAATATTCCTTACCACAATCGCATTTATATTGTTTATTAGGGGTAAAATGGGTAAAATTATTAGCATTACCCTCATTTTCATTAGTATTATTAGTCATATTTAACTTGTTACTATGTTTCGCTGTCAATTTATGACGACCAAAATCCTTTTTGTTACTTGTTATGAAGTTACAAATATCGCAAAAATATTGGGGTTTTTTTGGGTTTTTTAATTTTATAAAATTAGCCTCCATTAGTATATTATACTAATAAAAAAACCCCTAAATCCTTTTCCTTAAAAAACCTAAAAATTATGCTCACAAAATTATGCTCTCACGCATTTTTCCGTGAAAATTCCACGAGAGCTTTATGCTCTAAAATGACCAAAAAAACAGCGTTTTTAACATGAATCCCCCTGATTTTGAAAAATGGACATACTAAAAATGTCCATTTTTACTTTTTCCATTTACTTTTGTTTGAAAATTAGAATTTTTAGAATCCAACTTCTTCGGGAAATCTAATAATATTTGTATAAATTTTATAATTATTGTATCGTAGATATTTTTGGTAAAATAAAGTAAAATATATTTTACTTAAAACAAGTTATAGAAATATTTTACAATTTATAATATATATTTATATATAGTATAATGAGTAGTATAAATTCTGATAATGATAAAAAATCAACATTACCAAATGTTCCGTATAATTATAAACCAACAAAAAATGATATAGTAACAGTTTCTGGTGATGGTAATTGTCTATATCATGCGATTGTATTAGGTTTAAGAACATTAGGTATATTCACAGGTGATGAAGGAACACAATATTTAAGAAAATTAATTCAAGACGAATTAAAAAAAATACTTATAGACGACACAGGCAATATTAATTTAAATGTTAGTTATAGTCCTTCTGAAAAAACAGGAAGCGCAGAAAATAATTTTACGATTGGACAATATATTGAATATCGTTTTGAAAAAGATAAATTAGATAGTGATGAAAAAAAAATTAATTTTTTAAAAAGTTATATCGCTAATGTGGTAAACGACAAAACATGGGGAACAGATATTGATATATGGGCGTTGAGTAAAATATTTCCATCTGTTTGTATTGAGGTGTATACTGTTCCAAAAGGCGATAGTAGTGAATTACAAATATTGAATAACTGTGACGATCAGTATTATGATGAGGGTGATGTAAAAAATATTAAAAAAAATATAATACGGATATACAATGCAAGTGGAAATACCGAAGTTGGTGTTCATTTTGATGCTCTTCCAGTAACAAAAAATGATTTTTTGAAAAGTTCGGGTGAATCCTCCGGTGCGACCCTAGGTGCGACCTCCGGCGCGACCTCCGGCGCGACCTCCGGCACGACCTCTGAACTGGTATTATCTAATAATGCTGTAAATATGAAAAACAAAACTTTAACACCAACTGGTTCATCGGATAAACCAAAACCCAAATTAATACCAAGTCCAAAATTAAATTTACCATTAGACAATACACCAATTACCATACCCAATTCATTGGTCATATATTTAATCACCAATGTCCCAGGGTTTCAAAAAATAAGATTCACACCAAATATGACTGATCCAAAGATAAATAAATTCGTGGATACTGTATATTTTGACCCGATTGTAAAATTAAATAGAGTAAGTATTAATAAAACCCCACGAAGTTTAAGAAAAACACAGTTTTATGATAAGGGACTTTTTTTTACATTAAAAAATCGGGCTCTTTCTGAATATTGGCTTTCAAATCCAGTAAAAGACAAGGGAGAAACTTTAGAACAACAGTTAACAAACGCAATCAATAATGGAACGGTTAATAATAATATTCATCTAATAATAAATACTTTATTCAAAGAAAATTCAGTTATCTATATAGATAATAAACCGTACACAATATATTCGTGTAAAACGACACCAGGTGATTGGAAAATAGATACCAATAATAATTTACCTGGATATTTGTCAACTGGACAATATTATGGAGCCTATTCAAGTTTTCAAGGAGGACCAGTAACACCAAGTGCTTTAACAACGCATCCAATGGAACGTTTTAGACAACCCACTATTTATATTACAAATAATTCTTCTAGTCAATCAACCCCATTACAAATTGAAAATGCCGAAAAACAATTAAATAGTATTCCTAAAAAATTAATAACTGGTCCCACTTATAATAAAAAAGAATTTTCAAATATTGGTACGATTCATCAACCTGAATGGAGATTTTTACCAAGTGGAAATAAACCACTCACGATTACTGCTCCAGTGGATTACAATAGAATCGCAGAATTGAGATATAACCCAAATTTACCACAAAATTTGGCAATCACTCAATCAAATAATCCTGTAATAAATCCTTATACTGGAACGTATAATCCGCAGTTTAAAAGTATTACGAATATACCATACAATTCAAATCTTGCGTTACCAGCATCACAAAATAATCCAGCATTACCCGCACCACAAAATAATCTAGCATTACCCGCACCACAATATAATCTAGCATTACCCGCACCACAATATAATCCATATTATATAAAAAATAGACCTATGTATATTCAAAGCGCAGGTGCGCCCAACCAAAGCCATATTCGTATTTTTTTCAGTGGTTTTTATAACATTATAAATAGTTTATATAAAAATATGACGAATCAAGAAAAGGCTTATTATGAATATCCATCATCAATCACACGTCAATTACCCAAAAATTTGAGAAAACAGGAATATGATTGTAATCAAAAAACTTTAAGTAACATATTCATAGAAGATACTACTGGTTCTGATTATGATAGTTATCTTTCCTGTATCGCAAAAGGTATACAAAATTATAATAATAACCCAACTAATAAAGAGAATCTTATTGTTGGTTATAATAATTCCCAAGAAAAAACGAATATAGATGATAGAATAGTTCCATCATTAACAAGTGGAATTGATGAGGACAATATAAAACTTGCCATATATTATTATTTCATGGATCACCCAGATGAATATAAAAAATATATGAATGAATACAAATTGGAAGATAAAGTGAAAGATTTGAATCAACGATTTGAAACAAACCTAAAAAATAATAGCAATATATTACCAACTTCAGAAGAAGAATATAACATCATTCTTGATACGATAACAAGAGAAATAAATCCATATGAATTTGGAATAAAAACGCCATCCTTTGAGGAATACCGAAAAATTGACAGCACGGATTTAAAAAAAAATGCGCCTTTTGAATTGATTGAATTAAATATAAAGAGTGGTGATGAATCACCAAAATTCAAAAATTATGTAACATCAATTTCAACGAGTATCTATTCTAGTCCCATAATAGCCGAAATCATTAGAAAAAAATATAGTATAAAAATAGTTATCATTGGTGAAACACCTGAAAATACATATGATATATTGAATTGTGAAGAAGCATTATTAACTCCTGAGAATAATAAATATCCAGATTGGAGTAAATATATGTTTTTATTACGTGAAAATAAGCGGTATTATTTATTGAATTTTATAACAAGAAATACATATACTTGCGCAAATACAACTGAAAGAAAGTATCCAGAAAAACTTACAAAAACATCTATATTTCTAAGAAACCAGGATAGTGATATTATGAATCAACCTCCCATTTATATTATATTTTTCATGTTTATTAAATGTTTTATTGAAATGTATATAAATGAACCAGAACCAAAAATTAATTTAATGAATCGTATAGATTTATTTAAAATAGATTTTCAAATTTTTGCTCAAACAATGATAAGCATTACTGACCCAAATGATGAGGATAAAGTAAGAATTCAAAAAGAAATGGAATTATTGGAAGAAAATAAAAAGAAATTACAAGAATGTAAAAAAATTATAAAAGATATGGATACAAAATATAATAATGATGCGTTTAAAGAAGAAAAAAGAAGAAAAGATAGAATAATTCTAATCAAAGAATACGTTGATTATTTGAATAATTATTTCTTGATAAATTCCCCAGATATAGCAAGTGATGAATATAATGAAATGAAAGATGATTATGATAAATTAAATAGTCAATATAATGACTTGATAACTGGTTCTTCAGGTGGAAATAATCTTTTAATAACGAATCAAAAAGAGAATCATATTTTTAATTTGTTGAAATCTAATGATAATGGTAACATGAATAATGGTTTAAAATTTTTAGAAAGATTAAAAGATATTAAAAAAAAATACATTCATATAAATGAATTATTGAGTGAGGACGAAAAAAAAATATATGATGAAGCCAAGATTTGTATTGAGAATTTTTCAGAATATGTAAAAGAAGGAAATATACTTCAATCAAATGATACTTTTAAAAATTGGATTAATGAACTTATTCAAAGTATAACGGGAAGTAATGTTGATAATCTAATTGATTCTTTCAAAAAAAATAAAACGATTCTGGAACCTGGAAGTAAAAAAGAAGTAAAAGAACGTGAAGACGGTGATGGTGAAGGCGATGGCGATGGTGAAGGCGATGGCGATGGTGATGGTGATGGTGATGGCGATGACGAAAAAGGAGGTGAAGATGAGAATGTAGATGGCGCAGGAGGTGAGGATGGACGAGGAACAACTGGTAAGGGAATCGCACCACCACCGGGTGGAGGTCCACCTCCCCCACTGGATGAACTTGATAAATTAAATGACGAATTAAAAAACAACATTCTTGGTGCTTGGGAAGAAGTATCTTATAAGGGCGATTCCAACAAAAAATACTGGTGGAATAAAATTACGAATGAAACAACCGATATAGGTGCGCCCAAACCAACCGGATTAACCGCAACAACACCTATCCCAGAATTTATGAGTTATGACAGTCAATTCAAAGAAAATTCAAAAACAAGTTTCATCATTTTTGTAAATTTAGTCTTATATCCAGGTACAAGTATTCCCGCAAGTGAAAGAAGAAAACTCGCATGTTATTTGAATTATGAAGAAATCCGTAGAAGTTATGCTGAATTAATGGGTTATGAATATATTCCGATACCAATGAGTGATGATAAATATTATAAATTGGACAATAACAATAACAGCACAAATACTAAACAACAAAATCCAACAATTTCTCAAAAGAATACAACTAGCAAACGAGTTACTTTTGACAATAATCCACCTCAACGTTTTCAAGGTGGAAAAAACAAAACAAAACGTAATCACAAATAATTTCGGGTTCAATAAATAAAAACAAATATGATATCATAATCGTTTTTATTTTATTTCATAGAAGTTTGAAAATTCATTAATGCGTCTTTTTGTTGCTGCATTTGTTTTTCTTTACTCGCTTTTGCTAAAATTGCCATAGCGTTATCCAGTTCTTCCTTACTAACAATACCATCTTTATTTGTATCAATCACGTCTTTTAACAAACGATATTCGTGTGGAACAATACAAAAACTACTTTCTTCATTGAACAAATGGTCTGTTAATATAATTAATACCGCTGTCAAACCAAGTGCTACATATATGTTACGGCTACCCATCCACGCCAAAACAAAAATCATAATCTGGCGAGTGACAGATAATTTCAAATATTCAGCGGATGATTTGCTTAATTCAATTGTCACATATTTTGAGCCTAAATTCATCATAATAATCATAATACCGGAAAACACCTGACTACTATTTACAAGCATGATGTTGTTGTGTAAAAAATTCGCAATTTTCTGAAATATTGTCGCATTTTTGGGTAAAGGTGTAGATTGCGCTGCTGCGGCAGGATTCGGCATAAATGGATTTCCTGGTGGCGTAGCAACTCCAGCTGGCGGAGGAGCAACTCCGGCGGGTGGTGTAACTATTGCTGCCGTAGGAATAATATTTTTTATTGATGATTTATTTTTTCTACTTGTTTTTGTCTTAACTGTCATATATTTAATAAACAAAATATTTTTATACAAATTGTAAACCGAGCATTTTTAAACCTTGATTTGTTTTATCTGTAAAATATTCTCTATATTCTTCGGTAGTTAGTCGCGCATTTCTTAAATGTGGTCGTACCAGTTTACGAATACCAGGAGTGAAATTTTCTACATACGATGTTTGAATCTGGGATTTCTTAAAAAGGCTACGTGTCACTAAATATATAATGATAATCAAAAAGAGAATTGTCATACCAGCGCATAATATATATGACTGTTTACGCATCATATATATTTATACAATATTATTCTATTCAGCCGAATAAATAATAATTATTCTTGTTGTATCAATTGATAACCAGACATTGTACCATCACCACCTACAGATACTGGTTCCTGATTTGATGTAAACGCACCCGATATAGGTAATGTATTTGATTCTTTAGCGCGCAATGTGGTTTCAGTGGCAATACGGTCAATTCCAGTATTTCTTTTTTTGTTAGACATACCTTCAGTGACAGGGGAATCAATATCAGTATTTATATAACTATACTCGTTTTCGTCACCTTTATAGTCGTATTCATTTTCTAAATTATCTGGTTCTTTAATAATTTTGTATACTTGTGGTTTTTTGAATATCTCCTTGTTTTGTCTTTCTTTAGGAAAAAATTTGACATACAAAAACAAAGCAAGTATTATAAAAAAAGCAATAAATCCTAGTTTTATATTATAGTAAAATAGTAATCCGAGGATAATAGTGCTCAACATGAAACCAAATCCTAAATGAAATGAATATAATGACGACATTGTTAATAGTATGATAAATAGAATGATAAAGGGATAAATCATATTTTTCATGGACATATTTTTCATGGACATTTATATTATATAATTATTTTTTTTTTAATTTAAGATTGTTTTCCAAATTATTATCTTATTTTTTATTAGGAATGTCTTTAGCAATGTATGCCGCACCATTTAATAATAATGATTATATGGATAAAGTAAATGATACTGATACACCTATTGGTAGAAAAAAAAACGCAAATAATAAAACCCAAAAAAGATATTATACAGCACCTCCTAAAGACAATAATAACACCGATAAAATAAATAATATTTTAAGAACGATACATAACTTGCCAGAACGTAATGATGAAGAATTAGCCGATTTCAATGAATTGTTGCCACCACCTATTTCAGCAGGTGTAGAACAAACCAAAGCCAAAGAAGGTTTTGGAACTGCGAATCAGTTGTCGGCTTTTGTCAGTCCAGTAAATCCGCCTGAAATGGATGAAAATATTAAATCAATATATTCAAACCTAAATGCTCATACAAATGACATGTCTTTTGCTTCCGCAACAGATTATGGACGTTTCATACCTGATTATTCTAAAATGTATGGAACAAATGGACAAAAACCTCAACAACAAGCAGTAGGCTTTACCAGCACAGGAACAAAAAGTCAAAATGATGTGCTTATGGAAAAATTGAATTATATGATTACCCTTTTGGAACAACAAGAAAGCGATAAAACAAACAATGTTACTGAAGAAGTCATATTATACTCCTTTTTAGGAATCTTTATTATTTTCATTGTAGATTCCTTTGCGCGGGTTGGAAAATATGTGAGGTAAGATGGTTTCGTCTACACTAACACAAACTAATTCAAAATAAATACTTTATTTGATTGAACGGTTGGATAAATATAATTATATAAAAAATACGCCGTAGGGCTCACCATCATTGGGTAAGTTTTCATTTTAATATTTTGAATGATAACTTCATTATCAGAAAGGTCTTCTATAAGCGTATAACCGAATTTGTTTTCTTCTTTGACTCGTGAGAGAGTGATTTTGGAAAGCGCAACTTTGAAACCGTGAATAAAAATAGCGGAGTCTTTACAGCAATTCACTGAGGCGAAACAGACGAGTGCCATAGTGCCTTTTTTTATGCTTACTGATGCGTCACGAAAATAATAACATGACAACACTTGATTGTCTTGAATAATCATATAGATATAGATATTTTTTGTTTTTATCAATTCAAGAATATTGGATGTTTCGGGACGAATACATACCTCGTATTTATTTGGGAGATTGAGTTTCAAAAAATCTTCTAAATGGTGAATATTGGTGGGACCGCATTCGACCAATTCCAGGCTACTTCCGCCAGGTAAATCACTGGGGACGCACCATTTTTCCATGGAGAAACCGTAAGTGTTATATACGCACAATGGAACGATTCCTGTGAGTTCATTTTCTCTCTTGAATAAAGAAACAGAAATGGATTTATTGAAATATCTTTGATTATATTCATGTGTTTGTATCATTTGTGGCGCTATTCCCTTTTTTCGGTAATTCGTGTCGACGCATAAATAATCTACATAATAGAGATCAAAATTTGTTTTGTGGTGTGGTTTATTGAAATAAATATGGAGGGGACGGCTTGTCATAACTGCGATGATTTTATCGTCCACCAAGGTTGTTGCCTGTTTTGCGTCATATAAATAATTTGGTTCTTCATAATAGCTCAAAAAACATGGAGCATTGTGACCAATGAGATAAGGGACAATATTTTCTTTGGTCGGAATATACATGTTTTCCCCGTTTTTCAAAAAATAATTCCGAATTAGATTTACAAAAGAGGTGATGGTTTGTTCGTTTACTTTGGAAAATTCCAGGGTTTTGATTTGATAGAAATTACAATATTTGTTTTTTTCGGGCAGTTCATTCATGATTACCCCATAACGATAAAAAAAATAGTGAAAATCATATATATGATATACTGGTTGTATAGACCAGAAACGGTATTTAATTTTAATATACATGGCAATGATAAGTAATACTATAAATAAAACCAGAAGTATATAGGGAAACACAAAGGGAAATATAAAGGTTAACATGGAAATAATTTATTATAATAATATTTATTTTTATAAAAAATCTAGTTATAAAACGTAGTTGAAGAGAGAAAAACCAGGTTGCTAATCCCTAATCCCTAACACCCGCGTTTAATTAGGTTTCACAAAGACAAACAAATATTGGTATTCATATCCAGCGCGTATTAGGTCAATCTTACTTTGAACAATGAATCCCGCTTGTTTGGCGATTTCTAAAATATCCTGGTAAGGCTCCATATACAACTGATGTTCTTGTTTACGGAATACTTTATCGTCTGATTTATTTTTGAATGTTTCCACAAATTTAGCACTGTTATCTTTGTCATTTAATTGAAATTCCGATTGGTATTTGAAATCGTCAAAAGTGACTTTACTATTGGTGATGCGTTTTTCAGCGTATCTTTGTGGTGTCAGTAATAAAAGCGGATTCGCCGCAGGAATAATGGTGTCAAACATGTATTTATCTACTAAATGAACCACTAAATATCCGCCCCCCATTAACCATTTCATACAATTCCTAAAAAACTGTAATTTGTCTGGAATGTAGTAAATGGTGAAATAGAGACACAAAATGTGAGTAAAAGATTCTGGATGAAAAATCATGGCATTATTTACGTCGCCTTGTAAAAAATCCAAATTTGGATACATTTCTTTTGCTTTCTTTACCATAGTTTCTGATTTGTCAACCCCGACTACTTTAAAATTCTTTTCCGCTAAAGCAGCCACGTGGTGACCTGTTGCGGACCCAATATCCAAGATTACGCTTCTCTCATCGGGTTTAGTATTGTTAATGATTTTGTCAATTTCAAATTCATTTTTCACATCACTGTATAGAAGTTGATCATATATGTTTACATAAAAATCATCATAAATTTCACTTGTTCCGTCTTTGAATGTGAATTCTTGGTGGGTGACTGTAAATCCTTCTTTGTGATTGTTTTTATACATCATGTAAAGAATAATGATGATGGAAAAAATGACTAAAACCTTTCCCCAGTTGGAAAGTTTTTCATAAGTATTTGAAATGGAACTAACGCCTTTACTTAATGTTTTCATTATTTTCATTTTCTCTTATATGTATTATTGTTATTTTTTTTTGTGTAAATACAATATTTTTGTGTAATATTATAATTAAAAATTGCGATTCTTTTTTGTTTTTCTTTTTTTTTTGTTTGTTTTAAGGGTTTTCCAAGTTTTAATGGTTTTCCTAGTTTTTCTTTTCTTTTGTGACTTTTTATGCTTACCTCCAAAGCTATCACTCGCAAGACCTCTTGTAAATTCATAATCCGGATTTAGATTCGCTTGAAATTCTTCCGTTACATCAACGGGTGTTTTACCATCCCATTTCATTGCGTTTCCTTGACTATCCAACATGATATTTCCATGATATTTTTCCCCCTTTAATTCTGTTTTCGCAATTTTTTTATCACGGTCTGTGTAATAACTAGTATTATCTAGTGCTTCTATTTGATTACTTGTAAAACCTAAACGACTTTTTTTAGCAGGATATTCACTCCGTATTTCTTGTTCTATTTCATGAATTGGACGTTCTTGATCACTCAATCGTCGTTTATTATATTCGTTATACATGATACGATCTAATATCATATTATTCATGGGTTGTACATATTTTAGATAATTATTTTCAGCCTCGAGAGAAGGCATATTATACATGGTACCAGAATCACTACGAACAAGTTGATCAAAACGAATACGATCCTCATGTTTACTTATTTTTTTAGAACTGGACATTATTGTATACATTATACAAAGAAAAATGTTCACTCGTTATTTTTTTTGTTTAAATATACAATATACAATATAAAATAAAATATAAACAAAAATGTCGGATTATTCAGAAATTAACGATTTAAGAGAACAAAAAGAATTCAAAGGGATTACTTTTTCTGGCTATAAAAAAACTGAAGCGCGCAAAGAATTATTAAATAATTTAATTCATACTAAAATAGAACAAGCATGTTATTGGTCGGCGGAGTTCGTGTGCGCCGGTCATTTTAGCGATTTATGGGAGCTAATCCTCTTTTTTTACAGTAAATATATTCATTTAGGAAATCCTAAACTTGCCATATATTTAGAATTGCGAATCAATAATTTCAAAGAGATTATAGTTGCTGGATATTTAGGTAACGAAATCAAATTACGGAATAATGAAAAAATCCGTAAACTCTTTTGTGAAATTATTTGTATGCTTTGTAATGCGAAACGAAAGCATAGTTTTGACGAAATTAAAATAAAAAAGGAAGACTTTGATATGACCCAAATGACAGACCGTTTCAAAGCACCCAATGTGAATTATGCGCAGGCGATTATTCAAAAGGATGATCCTAAAGAATTATATATAGCAATCAATGAATTAGCATATAATTTATCCAAAGACGGTAAAAATATAATAAACGCATGTTATTGGTTTGAATGGATCACCGAATACGAGACTATTTGTATAAATAAAAAAGAAAAGTGTAAATGTGAAAGACGGACACAAATGCCAGTAGATGTCAAGTCTCAATTAGATATTGTCTGGATTATTTGGGATATTATATTAAAAGAGTCTGTAAATCATAACAAGATGATACAAAAAATTATAAAATCGTTATTGACATTGTTTTCATTGAAATACACGCATTCTTGTAACAAACGGCGAAAAAATATTATTTATTTTGCAATGTCATTATTGATTGAGACAGTGAATGTGGATGAAGACTTAGTGAAAGACAAGGAACAAGTGTCTGCGATTGTTTCAAAAATAGACAATATTTATAAACAAATTAAGAAAAATGAACAAGCCCCCAAAACTGATTATTTATTTGCGAATTTGAACAAGTCTAATTTAGACAAAACAATAGAAAAATTAGAAAAAATGAATGCGTTTGGTGAGACTTTTATTCCGCGACTATAATTTTCTCGCTTATAGAAATTTTCACTTTTTAGGAATTAAAATATAGTTATATGTATAATATGCCTAGCACTCGTCGTAATCGTAATCGTAATCGTACTCGTAGATCCAAATCTTGTAAAAATATCAATCTCAAGTTTGAACAAAATATTGTGATTAAATTTTTAGAAGTGCTAAACACTGTGAAATTATATCATTGGAAGACTCATAGTTATCCCACACATAAAGCAACGGATGAGTTATATTCAAAACTAAATGAAAACATTGACCATTTCATAGAGGTACTTTTAGGAAAATGTGGCAATCGCATAAATTTAGAACATGTAAAACATATTTCTTTAAAAGATTTTAATCATGAAAGTCAAATCATGAGAGAAATGGAAGATTTCAAATCCTTCTTAGTGGGGTGTGATACTCAATTGAAACAAATGGGTGGTATGACCAATAGTGATTTGTTAAATATTAGAGATGAAATGCTTTCGGATGTGAATCAGTTTTTGTATTTAATGACATTCAAATAACTTGATTGATAATAAAGAGTTTTATGTAAAAAAATGTGTATATAATAAAAATTTAATATATTTATTTTTATTATAGCTAAACATGAATAGTGGCGCAGAAAAATCAATCATGACAAATCCGATTTCAGAAATGTTGGATAAAAATAGTTTAGGAACATTAACAGATTTTCCAACTGATGATTCATCATCCACGAATTGGGCGTTGGTTATTATTGGGTTTATTATTTTTAGTATTGTTGTATTTATGGTATATAAACATTATACTGGAGGTGAAAATATTTTTGAAAATATTTATCATAAAATCAAAGAAATTTTTGAATCAATTAAAAATCGGTTTCATTCTTCTGGGTCATCGTCAACAAGTGATATTGAACAACATATGGAAGATGACCACGGTATTCATACAACAGATCAAAACCCATCATCTGTATCTTCTATACCTCATGCGGCATTACCTACATCACAATCCCAAGACGGTGAAACAAATAAAGACAGCCTAAACCAAGCTCTGAATCAGGCAACACCTAATTATACTCCAGAACCTGGATATGGCGCCGATGATTCTTATAGTAGTATACAAAAAAGTAAATCGTCTAGTAAATCAGGATGGTGCTATATAGGCGAAGACCGTGGATTCAGAAGTTGTATTAACGTGGGTGAAAATGATACATGCATGTCTGGAGACATTTTTCCAACAAGTGAAATATGTGTAAATCCAAATTTGCGAATATAATCACGCCGGAAAAATAAGTTTCGCTCCTTGAGGCCATTTATCCCCGGCTGTTCCATACGTACGCTTTACTTTAGGATAATAAGTAGGTAACGCACTGTTATAACATAAAGCCGCAGTAGTGGGTCCTGGAACATCAGACGCTGAAAGGGGATTACAATTATTTTTTTGTGTCACTTTATATACTTGTCCTGTACATTGATTTTCCGTAATATTACAGATTAAGCTACCACCATCAGGAATGACTATCGTAGCATCTAAATCGGGAGTTAAATTAGTCGCGGGACAAATAATTCCATCTGCTGTTATAACATTACCGCTGGCAGTTACTGGATTTACAATAATTTCAGTGTAATTGACTCTTTTCAGACTTTTAGTATTGGGATTTGTATAGGTCTGACTTTGTGTCGCCCAACTGGTTGTTCTATTGGTCCACATACCTCGTGCTATTTGTGCGTATACTTGTTTTTTAGTAAGATTTGAACTATTTTTTTTATATTGAAGTATATTTCCTTTGTTTAATACGGAAATTTCTTCAGCAAGTTTTTTATTTTGAAGAACACTTCCCAAAGACTGTGTATTATATACACATTGATTTTCAAAACGATACCATTCTTTTGTTGGAAATGGATTGTAATTTTTTCCTAAACAGGACATATTTATATTTATTCAATACTATAAATATAAATTCATACATGTATTTTCGCCAAATTATTAGTTTGTGCCGTTAGAGCCGTAGAAATACCACCTTAATGATAAGTAATTGGGTGTTTTTAATAATAAAGATGCCGAATTAGAACTACTCATTTCAAGACTAGGTCCCATAGTAGTTAAACCACTGATGTCATTTAATCCAAGCGAATAATCATAATAACGCAAATTAGAAATGTAACCATCAAATCCACCATTCATCGCGACAAAGACATCTCCATAATTTTGTTTTGGAACACCGTTTAGATTGACACTTTTCGTAATCGTTCCGTTAATATAAACATCTAACGTTTTATTACGACAACGAAGAATCACATTTACCCATTTTCCAATAGGAATATCGTTGATGGTAATTTCTTGATTGATGGTTTCATAAGTATTCATGACAATCAATAAATCATTTGTATTTGGATAAATATACATACCAGGTGCGTTATTTGGGAAATTTAAACCCTTCGTATCTGTGGTAGATTTTGATGTCATATTATTTCCTTTACTGAAAATATGTTTGTATTTTCCTGAATTATATGTTAAATCATTGATGAAAATCCATACAGACCAAGTAAATTCAATTCCATTTGGTCCATTTATAGAACGATTAATTGTGACGGATCCATTGGATGTCGGATTTTGTGGAATAACGACTAATTGTTTGGCATCAATCATTCCATTTATTAACGTTGGACTATTATTTATACCTGACATGATTCGCGTTAGTAACGCAATTGAAAATTTTAAAACAATTATAAAAATAAGAATGAGTAAAAGTAAGAAGGATACACGAGCAATAATACTATTTGAATTTAAAAAATCTTTAATACCACTTCCTCTACCTGCGGTAACTGTTGGAGCCCACGCTGATGAATTTTGGTTGTTCATTTTGTCTTATATATATAATATAAAAGAAAATGCAATTATTACTAAATTATTTATATTTGAAATAAATTACAAGGAGTAAAATTAAATTGTATAACTACTGGTTTCAGTTCCACTACTATCAACTGTAGAAAATTTTACTCGGAAACTTGTCCCGAAAATATCATCTATAATGCTGTTACTATAACCTTTTTGATAAATGTTCCAAGCGGTTTGTGGATCTGTCGCATTAGGATAGTATTCAAATTTGGATGTCCATCCAGAAAATCCACCAGATGGTGTAATGTAAACATTTGCGTCTTCATTTATTTTTGCGGTTCCTGGCAATACACAAGTATTTACTAATTTTCCGTCTAAATAAATGTCTAAAGTTCTTCCGTAAACACTAATTAATAAATTACACCAGGCTTGTATTGGTATATTGGATACATTACATTTATGAGTTATGCTACTTGATGTTGATGTGCCTGAATATACAGACATTGTTACATTTAAATTGTTTTCAATTCCTCCAAAAGTAACTATTGGACATGGGTCTTTTCCGTATGAACCATAGGTAGACGCACTAGAAGATGGGGTTCCTACTCTACCAAATAGTACTTTTTCTTTTCCATAATTATAGTTCCAGTCATCTATATAAAACCAAATGGAATATGTAAAATTACTGGATTTTATACCAGACTTAATGCTAGATAGTGTACTTGCTTGAATAGTCTGCATAGTTGTTCCTGAAGCAATACTGGTAGTGACAGTACTTGTTGAATAAATATAATTTAAAACAAAATATAAAAATAAAATCAATATGATTATAATAAGTACAAACTTAAAATCCATAATATATAATATGATAGAAATTATATTTTATATTGTCTATTTTTACAATATAAAATTTCTAAATTTCCAAATTTCTAAATTTCAAAAGGTATAATTAGAATTACAAAAATATACAAATTATTTATACATTTTGGTCATCCTTGTTTGCCTTAAAATACCATTTTAAAGACAAATAGTCGGGATTAAAATCAGAAACGTTTTTAGGATCAATCTTTTTATTTATATCTTCTGCTTCATCTATATTATCCTCAGACGGTAAATTTGCGTCATAATTTGGATCAGTTGTTATGAATGACGATATTGGTTTTATTGTATAAGTAGAAATATCCATAATTGTTTTATCAATGTCAGATACAATTGGAGGGTTCTTGTTTTTAAGAGAATTATATAAATTATAAATTTGTGAACTTGTTAATGGTTGTTTGAAATAATTTACATTACATATTCTTCCAAAAATACCTTTATCTTTTCCAACGATTAAACTATCATATTCCATAAATGGAACAATTTGTAATTTTGATTTTTCCAATGAACCATTGTAAAAGATATCTAAAGTTCCTCCATTGTAATTAATAATTATATTATTCCATTTTTGTAGTAAGATATTTGGTTTTTCAAACAATATAGTATTACCATCTTCATCTAAAATATTTTTACTATTTCCGTTATTTTTTGTAATTAAACGCATAGTATTTAATTTGACGTTATATACTAAATTGAATTTGTCACCATAATGAATGACCGAAGTATATTTATTACTGGCTAAATTTATACTTGGGTTTTCTGAATCTAAATATAACCAAAAAGAAAGACCATATTGATAGTCAAATTTTTCGGTTCCATGAAGTGTTTGATAACTAGCTAAAGTTGTTTGATTACGTATACTAATCGGTTTATTTACAAGTAATAAACCGTCTTGTGTTTCATGTTGATATATAAAATATGGATAGGCAACATAATATACAAAATATAATATCAATACAAGAATCAATAACCATAAATAATTACCCGCTTGTTCTTTTGGTGTTACTCCAGGCATTCCAGATATTCCTGGCATACTTGGTAACATTTTTGTAAAACCGTATAATTTTAAAAATGAGTTATAGATTCCTTCCAATAAAGCATATAACAAACATGGGATATAAAAAATGCTGTTTACAATTAATCTTAGGAATGGACTTTTATTATAAACTTCGGTAGATGTCAATAATCTAAAAAAGATTCCAAGGATAATAACAATAAAAATTGTGTTTATTAAAAAATTCGTAATCCCACTACCTGTATTGGAATATGATAATAAAGTATTAATAATCCATACGAACATGATAATAAATAAAATAAATCCAGATGAATACAAAATAACGGAGCGATTTAATAATATATTTAATTCTTTCGGTAATTCACTCGGATCTAATAAAGTCATTACTAAATAAATGAACCCAACGATTAAAGTGAGAACTATAAACATGATAATGACACCCATATTGATTTTCAGACGTGTCCCAAATAAATCATTATAAGAATCCATCGCATATTTACCAATGTTTGAATTGTATAGAATAAACAAAAAGACACAAAGACAAATATAAAGAATAATCGCACTTATATGTTTACTTTTTAAATAATCACTATTTGTATAGCTATATTTTGTTACTAAATCTTTATAATCAATTGTGTGATATATGTTGAAATATAACAAAGCTGCGCCAATTAAAAAAATCAATGGAAACAAATAGGACGCGCTACTTTTTAAATCAGAATTTGATAATGTGTTAAATAAATAAATCATTACACAAATGAAAATAATGAGAAGTAGTAATTTTTTATTGTAATATATTGTTTTTAAAGTATTATAAAAAGAAAAAAACAACCCTAATGATAGTATAGTAATCAAAAAACAAATAACGAGAAGAGACGCTGAACTTTTATTATTTATATCAGCATATAAACCAATCATTACAAGTATGAATAATATCAATAACACTAAAAATATTTTTGCTAATGTAGGTCCCATGAAATCATTCAACCAACAAAAACGATTATTAAAAGTATTTTTATCAAATTTATTACTTTTTTTTGTTTTATCCATGTTATATTATTGTTATATTATTTATTATTATATATTATAATTATTTATTAATAAAATGAAATAAAAATTTATTTAAAGCAATCATTATAAGTATAATATATTCATTAGAAAACATAAAAATATTATACAATGAACAACGATCCTTTTATTTATACAATCATGACCTATATGGTAATCTATTTAGGTATTTATATATTATATAATTTGTTTTCAAATGATGATAATATGAATCAATCAAAAAGCATAGAAAATATGAAAGACGATGATTAAAATTTTTCGTGCGTGTTTTTACATGTTTTCCATAGCAGTTTTTTGTCCATGGCATTCTCTACACAAGGCAATCAAATTTTGAACTTCGTTGCTACCACCGTGTTCAAGACGGACCACGTGATCTACTTCAAACCAGGCACTCAATTGTTGTTTACAGTTTCCACATTTCCAATTTTGACAAGATGCGACATATTTTTTCTTGGTCTCACTGACGGAGCGTTTTGTTGCCTTACCAGGTATTCCTGTTGCGCCACCAGATTGTAGTATTTTTCTTTCATAAGGATTCGTAGGATTCGTCGCGTTTAAATTTCCCATAAATGATCCCCCGGCACCTCCGTCGTTATTGTCAATATTGGTAAAATCAATAATCGGTGAAATCATATCCATTGAGGATTTGTCAATTGGCATGTATTTAATCATGTTATTTGCGTGTAATAGAATATTTTTACACCTGGACGGATTTCGTTTCATCAGTAAATAAAAAGAAATACCTAGTATGGCAATAAATGCCATGGTATAATATTTTTTGTAGGACATGATAAGTTTCAGGTATTTTCCATTGTGATAAGTGTTGAATATAAGAAATGCTGTTATTCCAAATATCACTAATTCTAGTTTCATGAGTATACTTATATATTTACTATAAAAAAATATAAGTATGCGTGTTGTTTTTAATTATTAAATTTCATTTTATTTGACACTATTTTTTTGTCGTGTTTTTCGCGCTATTTTTTTTACTAGATATTCCCTTTGGATTTTTGTTTTCAACCATAACCTCAGAATGATTCATTTTATTACCACTGATATAATCAAATAATTTGAAAATACTTTTTTCTTTAGGTTTAAATTCTTCTCTCAACGAGTCATTAAACAAAGGATCTAATTCATTTAAAATTTGAACTAAAGAATCAATATCAACGGGTTTCTCTGCTGAATCTAACAATAACATATATGCGTCTTTTACTTTATGTACTAATTTTAATTGATGTGGTTTGAAATGTTTTATACCATATTTTCTGTTTTTGTTTGTAATATAATCAATAAAATAAGTATAAATGGAAACAAATCCCCATACATCAAGATTTTTTAAATAGACTTGTTTGAAATATTCAATCACGCGAAATGTACCATTTTTTATATACTTTTCCAATATTTTGAATAGATAATTTGATATATATTCATAAGCATATTTTATGTCTAATGATTTACCAGAATGTTTATTAACAGAGAATTCATTTTTGAATAAAACTTGAATCGTACGATGAATATGAATCAAATGTTTTGAAAAATGGCGTTTCGTTTTCAAATAACTATGAATAAATTCTTTTAATTTACTTTGGGACGGATTTGGCGTCGTTTTTAAAAATTCATCACAGGTTTGTCTAAAAACTCTTGATAATAAAATACATGAAAAAGGGAGGTTATATTGAAATGGACGATTCGCAAATGCGTCTGGTATGTTTTCTTCACCATTGTATATTTTTGATAATCCCCAATCAATTAAACGTGCGCGTATGCTATTACTTTTTTTACTTACCAGGACATTACTGTCTTTTATATCCCCGTGATAGACATCTAATTGATTCATCTTAACAATTCCATTTTTCAATAAATCTATTAACGTTTGATTTAATTGTATCATTTTTGAATTATTGAAATGTATTTTATACACATAATCAAAAATATCAATACCACCAAAGGGCATTTGTATTGCTTCTAATTCATCTATTTTTTCATTAATATTTATTTCATTTAAATTATCGTCTGAAAGAGCACTACAATTTTCATTAAAATGAATTAAATCTTCTTTTGTTAATTTTTCAGGAACACATAATTCAAAATTTTTTACAAGAAAATAGTCATCATAATTTGGAATAGTTTTAAGTATCTTTTCAAATTTTATGATTTCCTCGTATTCTCTCTTTGCGTATTTTTTCTTCATGAGTTTTGTCACATATGTTGTACCTGGTTGATTCGTCTTTGTTATATTTTTACATTTCAATGGAGGACTAAATAAACAACCATACCCACCACTTTCAAACACTTTTCCACCGCGTTTTTTTCTGGTTACGTTTTTTCGGGTTCTCTCCTTAATATTTTTTTTATATTTTTTTGTTGTCATTTTATTAAAATGAGTCGTTCTTATAATACAAAGATATAATATTTATTATTTATTGTACAAATAGACAATCATTGCTACAAAGAAGATGACTAAACATAAATAAATGAGCTTGTTTTTTAATCGGTTCATTTCCCGATTTTTAATGTCTTTTGGTTTGTATTCTTCATAATATAATTCGTAAAATTTATTCAATGAAATTTTATTTTTTTCCAGTTTTTCATTAATTTTGTTATGTATAAACCAAACCCAACGAATAAACGCATCACGCGAGTCTAAATAAGGTGTAATTGGGTATTGATCCAATAATTTACTAAAATCGCTAGCAATGGATTCAACAGGTATAAATAAGGGAAGGTTTTGTATGAATTCGTAATATTTTTTTTTGGTCACACTATTGGGTCTTAATGGGTAAGACATGGATATTGTATGGAGAAAAAACCAATAATGAGGACCCCATACTTTTGGATCTAATACCATTCGTTAAAATAAATTAATATAATAAGATAATTGTTTAAACATATTATTATTATTTATACTAATATGAATAATATAAATACAAGTAATTTGATTAACATTTGCAATAATTGTGGTAAACCTGGTCATTCTTTTTATCATTGTAAATTACCAATTACTAGCTATGGGATGATTGTATTTAGACATAGTCCTTATGGATTACAATTTTTAATGATACGTAGAAAAGATAGTTTTGGATATATTGATTTTATTAGAGGAAAATACGTATGTTATAATATTGAACAGGTTCAGCAAATAGTGAATGAAATGTCTATTAGCGAAAAAGAACGAATTTTAAAAGAACCATTTGATCATTTATGGAAATTAATGTGGGGTGAATGCAGTAAAAATCAATATAAAAATGAGGAAATCATGTCTAAGAAAAAGTTTGAAATTATAAAAAATGGAATACTCGTGGATGATAAAAGAATTCATTTGAATGAAATTATTGAAAATAGTCATACTCAATGGATGGAAACAGAATGGGAATTTCCTAAAGGACGACGAAATGTTCAGGAAAAAGACTTGGACTGTGCGTTGCGAGAATTTGAAGAAGAAACTGGATATTTAAGTAAAAATTTACAGGTGATTGAAAATTTGTTGCCGTTTGAGGAGACCTTTATTGGTTCAAATCATAAATGTTATAAACACAAGTATTATTTAGCTTATATGAATGATATCGGGGAGGAAATATGTCATGAAAATTATCAAAGGTCAGAGGTGAGTAAATTAGAGTGGAAAACAATAGATGAATGTTTAGAATCTATTAGACCGTATAATTTAGAAAAAAAACGGTTAATTACAAATATAAATAAGGTATTACAAGAATATAGATTATATTCATAATATATAAGATATATCAAAAATGAATCATTCTAATTCTAATTCTAAAAATAATAATAGCAATACTCCCGAAACCTCAAGTTCGTCGTCTACAATGGGTTCTGAAGTAAGTGAGACACCTCGTCCTTCACTGTTATTATCTACAACTCCGTTAAAAGAAAAGATTAAATTGGATTTAAAAGATGAATATAATGAAAGTTGTCTTGACGATCCATATAACAAAGAATGTAATAAATTTTTATTAAAAAAAGAATTAGTGGAAAGTGAGGTATTGAGAGAAAATCCGGATCAACACCCGAATTTGTATCCAAGTTTGGATGACCCTAATTTTATTATCAAAATTGCCGAAAAAAAGGAATTTAGAGATAATAGTTACAATGGTGAAATATATGATGTGAAAAAACATTCCGAAATATTAAACAACGCGGACTTTGAATTGGCTCCGCATCAAATATTTATAAAAAATTTCATGTCATTTAATACACCTTATAACAGTTTGTTATTGTACCAGGGTTTAGGTACCGGCAAAACTTGCACTGCTATTGGTGTTGCCGAAGAAATGCGAGACTATTTAAATCAAATGGGCGTTACTAAAAAAATAATCATTGTGGCGTCACCGAATGTTCAAGACAATTTCCGGTTACAATTGTTTGATGAGAGAAAAATGAAATTAGTGGATGGATTATGGAATATCCGTTCTTGTACAGGGAATAAGTTATTAAGGGAAATCAATCCCATGAATATGAAAGGGTTGACCAAGGAAAAAGTAGTGAGTCAGATAAAAGTGTTGATAAATTCGGCATATTCCTTTATGGGTTATATTGAATTTGCGAATTATATTGAAAAAGTACAACAAATACAGGTTGATGTGAAAAGTGAAAAAGAACGATTGCGGAGAAAAAGACGTAATTTACGCAATGAATTTGACAGTAGATTGATTATTATAGATGAAATTCATAATGTGCGCATGACGAATGATTGTGAAAATAAAATAGTGGCTGAGAAATTATTACAATTGGTTTCATCCGCGGAAAATATGCGTTTGCTTTTATTATCTGCAACGCCCATGTACAATACCTATAAGGAAATTATTTGGTTATTAAATTTGATGAATATGAATGACCGTAGGGCGGTGATAGAAATTCGCGATATTTTTGATGCGGATGGAAATTTTAGAAAAAATGAGGCGGGGGAAGAAATTGGGAAAGAATTATTTATCAGAAAGGCAACTGGGTATATTTCTTTTGTACGAGGAAATAATCCATATACGTTTCCGTATAGAATTTATCCATCTACCTTTTCGCCAAAACATTCATTTTTTAATAAAAGTGATATGAAATTGGATGTGATGAAATATCCCAAATATCAAATGAATGGTAAATTAATAAAACCAGATAAAATGCTTACATTTTTGGATATTTACTTAACCAAAATCGGTTCATACCAGTCATACGGGTATCGCTATATTATAAATCATTTGCGTAATAAAAAAATTTCAATCACGACCAAAACTGGAGTCGTGAGGAATATGCCGACGTTCGACGAATTAGAAAGTTTTGGTTATAATTTATTAATGTTACCGTTGGATGCTCTGAATATTATATATCCTATTGAGGGATTGGAAGAACTCGCTGGGGAAGTGATGACTATTCGTGATTATTCTTCAGTTAGCGATGAAAGTAGTGAAGAACCACCATTGAGTGAATACAAAAGAACTAAAAAAGCGAAAACTGTCTCATCCTCTGTGAATGAAAGTGAAGAAGAGATATCATCAAGTAGTAGCGAAGATGAAGAGGAAGAAGAATCTTCTGAAACTTTGAACAATATTGAAATTGTTAAAAAACCATCGGATGAGCCCAGTGTAGCACCCTTTGATTATAAACCAGTAGAAACCAGTGAGGCGTTCCTGGTATCGTCACAAAATACTGTGGGTGATGTTATTCCAACACAGCAATTATCGTCGGGCGAATCTAGTTCTTATGAAGAAAAAAATACGATGAGATTTAAAATTCCCTCAGGTAGTAGCGCAAGTAGCAGGTCTTCGTCAACGATGAGTGGAGGCTTGAGTGAATCGTCTTCTTCTGAGTCATCTTCCAGGTCGTCTTCGGAATCAAAAAATGTATTTATAAATACTTCAGAGATAACGGGCGCAGGTGGTTTGAGACGTGTTATGAATTTTGTGGATAGTAAAAAGCCATTTGAAAAGGGTTCTTTTGAATATAAACCGAGTATTTTATCCAAGTATGGTGCTCTTTTTTCAGCTGACCAAATTGGTAAATATAGTTCAAAAATTAAGAGTATATGTGAAAGCATCATGGGGGGTGAAGGAATCATTCTGGTGTATTCGGCAATGTTGGACGGTTCATTGATCCCGGTTGCGTTAGCATTAGAGGAAATGGGATTTTCGCGATTTAGTAAAACTGGTAAATCCTTGTTTAAAAATCGCCCCAGTGAATTGATTGATTCGCGCACCATGAAACCACGGCGTGGGGACGATTTTCAACCAGCTCGTTATGCTATGATTACGGGTGATCCCAGACTATCACCAGATAATGACTATGAAGTAAAGGCGCTTACAAATAGTGATAATATTAATGGGAATCGTGTGAAGGTCGTTTTGATTTCTCGTGCTGGGTCAGAAGGTATTGATTTGAAATGTATCAGACAAGTTCACATCATGGATCCCTGGTATAATATGAATCGCGTTGAACAAATTATTGGACGTGCAGTACGTAATTCAAGTCATAAAGAGTTGGAATTTGAGAAAAGAAATGTAGAAATATTCATGTATGGTACGATTTTAGAGGACGATGAGGAAGAATCCGCTGATTTATATGTGTATCGTGGTGCGGAATATAAGGCGGTACAAATGGGTAAAGTGAGCAGGGTTTTAAAAGAAACCGCGGTGGATTGTATTATTCATCATGATCAAACAAATTTTATACAAGAAAATTTTGAAAAAATAGAGGAAAATCGTAATATTACACAAATATTATCGGATGGAAAAGTATTGGAGCATTTTAAAATTGGAGATATTCCATATTCCGCGGAATGCGATTATATGGAAAGTTGTGATTACAAATGTTATCCAGATAAAGAAAATATAAATGTAAATATGAATTCTTATAATGAATCATTTATTGTTGTAAATTCTGACAAAATTATACAAAAGATTAAGATGTTGATGAGAGAAAGATTTTTTTACAAGAAGCGTGAGTTGATTCATTTAATAAATATTCCAAAACCATATCCGATTGTACAGATTTATGCTGCGTTGACACAATTAATTGAAGAAGATACTATTACAGATAGGTATGGAAGAAATGGTTATTTAGTAAATATTGGCGATTATTATTTGTTTCAACCAAGTGAATTGAAAAATAAACATATTTCTATTGATGAACGATCTATACCAGTGGATTATAAGCACCAAATGATTCAGTTTGATGTCAAACCATTTGTTACTGGTAATGTAGAAAATGTAAAGGCAAAACCAAATATAGACAATATTCTGGAACAAGACACTGCGGTTTCAAATAAATTAATCTATGAAATGCGCGATAATTATAATATGACTATACATTTTATGCGTAGTGACGAAAAAGTGCCTCGTGGTGATGACAATTGGTATAAACATTGTGGTATTACTTTTAAGAAATTAATCAAAGAAAATATTCTTGGTGAGGGAGAAGCATTGGAATTACTCATAGAACATATTGTTGATATGCTATTGTTTGATGAAAAGGTTGAATTATTAAATACTATTTATTCGGCAAATGTGGATGTATTGGATGATTTTGAGATGAGTATTAAAAAATATTTAGACACGAAAATCATTGAAACCCGGAATATAAGTGCTATTATATTGTATACAAGTGTTAAAAAACAAATCATGATTTATGCTGACCGCAAATGGAAACACGCACAACCTGAAGATGTGATTGAGGTTGAGACAGCATATGATTCGTCTGCGCCTGTATTGAATATGGCTGATTTAATCGGATTTATTGATTATGAAAATAAACATAAATATTTGGTATTTAAATATAAATATACGACTTTGAAAAGAAACGCGGGAGCACGATGTGACGAAGCTGGTAAAGATCGTAAAATCAAATTATTAAATGATATCTTTGGATTTGAAAAATACAATAAGGAAAACACCAAGGGAATTGTTCAGGCAGAATTATGTTCATTACAAGAAATGATGTTTAGAAAGTATAATAAAGATAAAAAAGATGGTAAAACATGGTTTTTCTGTATGGAAAATGCCAAATTGAATAATTTATAAATTAAAATTGAAAAACAATTAAAAAAATAGTGTTACAATATAATAAGTATGGAAACTGTTGAACAACCCACATTTCAAGAAACACAAAAACCTGAAACAAGTAAGAAAGTCTTTAAGAAAAAAGAAATAAAACATAGTAGTATTTATACTCGTTCAGTCATTACCCGAAGTGTTGTGTTGCCTATTGTTACCATTGGAAAAAATATTAAAGAAACATTAGAAAAAGCCATTGTTATTCATTTTGAAGGAAAATGTATTGTGGAAGGTTATGTGAAAAGTGGGTCTTGTAAAATTATTACCCATTCAAGTGGATTAATACAAGGTGTTCAAGTTAAATTTGAGGTGGTATTTGAATGTTACATATGTTCTCCAGTAGAAGGAATGTTAATTCCTTGTGTTGCCCGAAATATTACCAAGGCAGGTATTCGCGCAGAAAGTGACGAAGAGACACCGTCGCCAATTGTAGTGTTTATCATGCGAGACCATAATTATATGAATAAATATTTCACCAGTATTAAAGAAAACGATAAATTTATTGTCAGGGTAATTGGTCAACGATTTGAGTTGAATGATAAATATGTTTCAATTATAGGTGAGGTCGTTGAGCCTAAAAAAGATTATACCAGTCGCAAACCTAAATTGGTGATTGAGGATTAAATGATTCTTATCCAAAATAAAAAATTGAAAAATCTTTTTTATTTTGTTCTTTTACATAAAATATAAATAAATATAAATATACAAGTAAGAATAAAAGTAAAAACAAAAGTAAAAAATGTTGGATTATATGTTATCTATTAAGTACCCTGAAAAAGTTATTTTGGAAGGAAAGGGTATAAAAAATAAAGATTTTGAAAATCATATATCAAAAATGACAAATGACGAGAAACGTGATACACTTGAATTGTATATTGGAAATAATAGATTGACTGGTAAATTTTCTTTAAAAGAATTTCCGAATTTGCAATCAATTAGTTGTCAAAATAATATAATTGATGAATTGGAGGAACCACTTCCCGTCAATTTAACACGATTGTGTATTTACAATAATAAATTAAAAAAATTACCCAAACTTCCAGAAAAATTAGAACTATTAACAATGATGAATAATGAAATGGAGGTATTACCCGAATTACCATTGTCTTTAAAATATTTATTTATCGATGAAAAATATTCAGAATCTATAATACGATTGGATTTTCATAAATTCTCATTTCAAACTAAGAAAAGTCTGGCGTATCTTTTGAATAAACCTGATTTTAAACACGATTTAAATCCATCGCAACTTGAATTTATGAGTCGTTTCAAAGAACAACAACGCGACATTGCGAATTTTAAAGAGGCACTTTGTTTGAAAAAGAATTATAACGAACTTTGTGCTGAAAATCGCAACAATAACATATTTCAGAATTTAACTAAATTATTTGTTATTATAAATGTGGTGGAATTTTTAGGAGATAATATGAATTATAACTAGATACCTAGAAAACTAAAAAATTAATTTATTATAAAATGCGGTATTTTTTTCATCATTTACACTACGTAAATTTATTTCTATTCTATACAGTTCCTTTACAAAACAAACCGGCATTGTAATTGGGCAAATATATAACCATGAACCAAAAATTCCATGACTAAAACTGGATAAATAAAAATAATTCGGTTTCAATGGTTCTTTTGGTTCATAAAAATCAATACTTGGATATTTTATTATATCTTTTTTATATTGTTTTTTTTTGTTTTCATAATAAATCATATCTATTTTATATGATTCCGTTTTTATTTTATTTTCGTAATTATAATCACAAATTCCGCGGTAAAATCCCAGACTCCCCCAACTTGCAAGACATCCAATCATTCCCCTTTTCACATATATTGGTAAATTCATATATATATTGACTATAGTAACACACGTAAAATATTTTTAAATCAATTTATTATATATGTATATTATAGAATAAAAATATGTGTTTTTCAGAAAGAGCAAGTATAGTATCTTTTTTCTTTGGTATAATAGGTTCATTATTATTGATTTCTTTGGGCGGTGTCAATAATAAAATAATCGGTTATTATTTCATCTATATAAGTTTCATGCAAATCATTGATTTTCTTCTATGGAGACATCAAGTATGTGATGATTATAATAGAATAATTTCATTCTTAGGAATGTTATTAAATAATAGTCAGCCAATTGTTTTAGGAATGATTATTTTATTATTCAATCCAATACACCAAAATATAATATTAACGTTGATGTTACTATATTTGTGTTTTGTTATTCCATACTCATTACCTTTTGTAACCAATAAAAAATTACAATGTACTTTGAAAGGTAAAGAAAACCATCTTGTATGGAATTGGAATCTTTTGAAATATAGTACAATGATATATTTTATTTATTTACTTACAGTGTGTGGATTGTTCATATACGGGCTTACTAATTTCAAAATTGGATTCTTTGTAGCATTCATTGCCATTATAACCTATGTAACCAGTTTATTTATATACACCCCCAAATATGTTGGAACAATTTGGTGTTATTATGCGGTTTTTCTTCCGATTCTTTCATATTTAATACAGTATTATAAAATTATCAAATTGTAAAAAGATTTAAACAAATTTTGTTATATTAGTTATAGTACAATATTATGACTGATTTTTTTTGCGTAGAAGAAAATATTTCCGATCCACTTAATGGGAGTTATATGTTGAACCCAGAAGAAACTATATATAATTTAAATTTAGATTCTGTAGAAAATGATAATGATGTAGATGATGATGAAGAACCATTTAATGTTCAAGAATTGAATAGTATTCGTGAGAAAATAGAATCCATGCCAAAATTTAATCAAATTGAAGTATTACGAATATTGAGCGGTTATAAAAATATTACGTTGAATGAAAACAAATATGGAGTTTTGATAAATATGACGGATTTAAAAAAAGAAGTGATTGAAAAATTAAAAGAATATATTAGTTATGTCAATACACAAGAAAGCAATTTGAATGAACTTGAATCACGAATACAGGAATATAAAAATATATATTTTGTAAAAGATAATAAAGATAAACATGTAAAAGAGAATAGTAAGACAAATAAACATAAGAATGTATAATCATAACAATAGCAACAATTATAATAATAATCGTAACAGTTATAATAACAATCGCAACAGTTATAATAAAAATCGTAATCATCAAAACAATGTACAATCTTATAAAACATCACCACAAAAGACAGATTATAATGATGTAATTAAAAATTTACAAGATTATATGTTATCGAATAAGCTATTGGTTCATTCGTTGAAATTCAGGAGTGTCTCTGGAAAGAATAAAAAACATCAAATCATGACCAGTAATGAAACGGTTCAAGAGAAAAAGGAAATCATTATGAAAAAAGAAAAGGACAAATTTTTTTACCCGACTCAAAAAGACCAGTTATATTGGTGTTTTTTTATTATTAAAAACGGATTTGATGCCTATGAATATCCTGATATATCTAGTTATACTAATGAAAAGAAGGAAAAAATTAAATGCGTTGATGTATTGCGAGAAAACAAACAACAATTAAAAGTAAAAAAAATCAAAAACATAAAGGAAGATGTAGAAGACGAGTTGGTGAATCGCGAACGCATTAGTATGAAGACCTTTATTGCGCTTTGTGTTGTTTCTAACTTGAATATTTTGTATATTCAAAAACGCAAATGTTTTGAGTTGATCTTTGATGAGGAATCTCCCATACATGTAGTTCATGAAATGAGTGACGGTAAATATTGTTATGAACACGGTGCTACGAAAGAACAAACCGATTATTATCGCAATACATTTTTCAAATGGGAAAGCATTGAAAAACCGTTAAAAGCAGTGGGGTCATACACATCAGATGAATTAGTCGTATTGTCTGAAAAATTGGGTTTAGAAACAATGAAACCAGGAGGTGGCGATAAAAAGAAAACCAAAAATGAATTGTATGAGCAAATCGTTTTGAATATTTTATAATTTGTTTTTGGGTTTCACTTTGAATTTTAGATTTTTATAAAATATATTTTATAAAAATTGATTATAATATAAAAAATATGTGTTAATATAGTATATGACAACAATTGTAGATTCAAATTTAGAACAACAGAAAACTAGTAAAACAAGTCAAATGAAGGAGAATACAGAAACTATGATGTCAAAGAGTATGACAAAAACGACTTATAAAACTGGAAAATACACCAGTGAGCAAAAGACATCAACATCTACGCAATCTCCTCAAGTTCTATTTGAAAAAATGGTTGAAAAATTTATGGAAAACAAGCCGTATGAAAAACAGATTGATATGAATCATGAATTGGAGGTTCGTTTTGGTACTCGCGGAATTAAACCATTGACTAAAATTGATTATAACAATGTGATTCAAAAACTGAAATCTCTAGGATTTTCAAGTGCGAATGAAGAAGGCGCCTATATGTTACGTATTCAGACTGAATTTTTGGATCCAGTTACTGGAACTTTTAAATTATCAAACAATATAAGAACTGAAATTCGTGGGTTTCAAGTGATTCAAGAATATTGTAAGCATAATGATTTGAATAAAATATTAAAATCTGATTATTATTCAGGTAATAATGTAGAATTTCATAAAAAATCTCTTTATAAAACAGAAAAAGAAAGTTATTTTCCTGTGAATTTCGACGATTTCAATTTTAGAGTCTCTTATCAAACAGAAGAACGCATGCGATCCTCAAATCCAATCATCAGGTCTTTGACTGAATCCTGGGAAAAAAGTAAAAAAGTTTTTCGTTTTATAAATCGTGTAAGTTTTTCACATCCGGATATACCCATTGTAGTGGATTTAAGTATTGTCAAAAATTCAACAACTATTATTACCAATAATGGTAGAAAATTCATGAAACCTGTGTATACTACTGCTGAATCTGGTGTTTTTGAAAATCCTGAGGTTTATGAGGTTGAATTGGAGGTAAATAATAGTCAGGTTGGACCAGGAACACCATATACTACGCCTGCTGTATTATTGGCAGGAATCAGAAAAGCAATTAAATTTGTCTTGATGGGATTACAAGGAACAAATTATCCAATTTCTTACCCTGAACAAAATGATATTTTACACGAATACATGAAAATGATACACGTGGAAAATTACAATCCTGACAAACGTATTTACACTTCTGATTTTATCGGACCTTCATCCAATACATTACAATTAGAAAATGTGCTTCCTGTAAACAAAAACACAACAAATTTTATAAGTATTTGTAAAGACTATTGTGTCACTGAAAAAGCGGATGGTGAGCGTCATATGATGTATATCTCAAAAAAGGGAAAAATATATTTGATTAATAATCGTATGAAACTTATATTTACCGGCGCCGAAACAGAAAACGTAGAAACGTTTCATTCGTTACTGGATGGTGAAATCGTTTTACACGATAAGAACGGTAAATTTATTAATTTGTATGCCGCGTTTGATATTTATTTCAAGAACGGCGTTGATGTAAGAAAATACGGATTTATTCCCAAATCAGAGGAAGAATTAAAGACAAAATATAGATTACCTATTTTGAGCAATTTGATTAAGGAGTTGAAACCGCATTTTGTCATTACTGGTCAAAGTCAAAATTCAAAAGAAAAAACGGTTAAAAAAGAATTGGGATTATCACCTATACGCATTGAATGTAAAAAATTCTATAGTTCATCCACATCAACCAAGAATGTAAATGGACCCATTACGATATTCAATTTGTGTAAAACCATTTTAGAAAAAGAAAAAGAGGGATTATTTGAATACAATACCGATGGTTTGATCTTTACACCTGAAAACATGGGAGTCGGTGCGAATAAAATCGGCGAGGCGGGTCCTCTGAAGAAGATTACCTGGGATTATTCTTTTAAATGGAAACCACCACAATACAATACGATTGATTTTCTGGTAACGACTGAAAAAGAAAATGGGGTTGACCGAGTGACAACGATATTCCAAGAAGGAACAAACACTAATCATACAAACCAACTGAACCAATACAAGACACTGGTGCTTCGTTGTGGTTTTAATGAACGTAAAGACGGATTTTTAAATCCTTACCAAGATATGTTGGAGGACAAAATACCTAATTTTAATCAGTCTGGTTCAAGACTTGAAAATGAAAAAGAATATTTACCCGTGCGATTTTATCCAACTAGTCCACCTGATAATATGGCAGGAATCTGTAACATTATGCTTGAAAAAGACGAAACAGGTGTATACCAAATGTTTACCGAGGAAAGAGAAGTATTTACTGACAATACCATTGTAGAATTCAGGTATGAAATGGATAACAAATCAACATGGAATTGGGTTCCATTACGTGTTCGTTATGATAAGACCGAAGAATTGCGTCAAGGAATGCCTAATTTTGGTAATGCGTTTCATGTAGCAAATAGTAATTGGTATTCTATTCATAATCCTGTAACGGAGGAAATGATAAGCACAGGTAATCATATTCCAGCTGAAATCGTTGATGAAGACGTATATTATAATCGGGCAGGTGCGAAATCTCAATTAACTGTCGGATTACGGGATTTTCACAATTTGTTTGTAAAAAAAACCTTAATCGTGGGTGCTTCCAAAAAGGGAAATACACTGATTGATTATGCTTGTGGAAAAGGTGGTGATTTTCCAAAATGGATCAAAGCAAACTTGTCCTTTGTATTTGGAATAGACATTTCAAAAGATAATTTGGAAAATCGTATAGATGGTGCTTGTGCGAGATATTTAAATTACAAGAAAACCATCAAATCCGTTCCAGACGCATTATTTGTGAATGGTAATAGTGGCGCCAATATAAGATCTGGAGCAGCCATGTTGAATGATAAGGCGATTCAAATTACGCGTGCGGTTTTTGGGGATGGTCCAAAAAATGAAGACAAATTGGGTAAAGGTGTTTATAAACAATACGGTAAAGGTGAGGATGGTTTCAATGTTTCATCGTGTCAGTTTGCGTTACACTATTTCTTTGAAAATCAAGTGACATTCCAGAATTTTATCAGAAATGTAGCCGAATGTACAAAATTAGGAGGATATTTTATTGGCACTTGTTATGATGGAAAAAGTATATTCAATATGTTGAAAAATAAACAGGTAGGTGAAAGCGTGGAAATATACAATGGCGATAATAAAGTATGGGAGGTTAGAAAAGAATATGACGATGCTGATTTCCTGGATGACGTGACCAGTCTTGGGTATCAAATAAATGTATATCAAGAGTCAATCAACAAAATGTTTCCTGAATATTTGGTCAATTTTGATTACATGGAACGAATCATGGAAAACTATGGATTTAAATTATTGACACGCGATGAGGCAAAAGAACATGGTTTACCAAACGGTAGCGGAATGTTTAATGAATTATTTGTATTGATGGAAGAAGAGGCGAAACGAAACCGTTCAAATTTAAAACAAAATGAATATGGCGATGCGTTATCAATGAATTCATACGAGAAAAAGATATCGTTTTTAAATCGTTACTTTATATACAAGAAAATTGCGACGGTGAATTCTGAAAAAATATCTGTTGAATTAATTGAAGAAGGTGTTGATGAAAAACGAAAATCTAAGAAAAGTACTAGTAGTTCACATAAATCATCCTTATCTTCATCATCATCTATAAAAAAAACGACTGAAAAGTCAAAGGCGACTGAAAAGTCAAAGGCGACTGAAAAGCCAAAGGCGACTGAAAAGCCAAAGGCGACTGAAACAAAAAGTAAAAAGAATGGTACGAGTAAAATAACAACTTCTAAACCAAAAATTCGTAAATTGGATAAACTTTTGATTTTAGATGATACTGCCGATACTATACAAAGTGAACCTGTTACTAATATGGATTTGGAAAAATCTATTATAGAAAAAGAAATGACAATTATACCTCAAACAACTAGTGGAAAAAAAGAAGAAAAAATACAAATAGATGAAACATCAATGGTTGATAAAACAATGCTTCCAATAGAAACCATTAATACTGAAACAAATGATTTAACAAAACCAATCACAACAGAGGTTTTTACAAAACCAACTGAGACAAAAGAATCCAAAAAGTCCACATTGAAAAAGAAAAAAGTAACACTTTTAATTGAAGAATAAAAAAATGTAATTGATTGATAGAAGAATTGACTTAAATGTAAAATAATTATAATATATAATACAATTATTAATTGATTATGAATTATTATATATTACCTAAAAAAAACGATAAATTATTTGTAAATATAAAAACTACAAATTCAGAAAATTTAGAACCGTTTGTTTCAACATCAGTATTTCATTATTTAAATGTTGTTTTGAAACAAATTGATGAAATTAAAAAAAAAGACGATAATATTAATTATGATTTAATTTATAAAATTTCAAATCCATATGAATTTATATTTTCAAATGTTCCAGGGTTAAAGTATTCGGTAAGTAAGTTAAAACCATTAAACAATATTTTTTATATTTTTATGGAAATACTGATTAATTTTAATATATTGGATTCTTTTAATGGTGCTGAAATAAAAACATTTTTTTACGGAAAAAATATTAGTTCAACTATAGATTGTATGAATATGTTACGCGAGGATTATAATGATATTTACAAATTTCATAGTGAAATCGCTCCAGTAACAACCGAAGATTTTAACTCTAGTGAAAAAAAGTCATTTGATTTCATGTTTTTTGAATTGAAAAATTATATAAATGAAGATCAAACAAATGAATATATTATAACCATGATTCGTTGTTTACAAAGAATACTTATTTACCAAAAAAAGAATGGTATTTGTGTAATTAAAATAAATAATTTATTTTATAAACCATTGATTGACATATTGTATATATTGACAAACTTGTACAGTAAAATATATATAGTAAAAATGAATACTACAAATATTGTAAATGGTGAACGAATTATCGTTTGTAAAAATTTCATTCAAAATGATGAATATTGGGTTGAACACGATTCAATAAAATACTTGGGGTTGGCGCAAGATTTACAATTACAACTTGAAAAAATTAGTAATAATAGTTCTTCATCCATTGAATCTATCATTGATAATAAATTACCGTGTTATTTTATAAATAAGATTGAGGATTCAAATATAAATATAGGTCATTCACAAATAGAACAACTGGATTTAATATTATACATGATTAAAAATAAAAATCGTGACGATAAGATTGAAACCATAAAAAAAAACAATATTATCAAATGTGTTCAATGGTGTGAAAAATACAAAATTCCATACAATAAATGTATTGATAAAATAAATATATTTTTACCATGCGCGAATTATATTGCCGAAACGATTGAAGACATTGATAATAAAATACAAAATGATGAGGTAGATGACGATATTGATTATGAAATTATTTCAAAAATTTTAAGAAATTACGAGGTAATAAATAATGATGATCATAATTAACTCCAATTTGTACTAATACCATTATTTGCCACGGTAGGTCCAGCACTTAGATTTCCCAAGTCTTGAATGGATTTTGACAAGTAGTCATTTGAGTTTCTAAAACAAGTTTTTGGATTGTCTTGTTGTTTGTACATGAATGGATAATATGGATTTGGCACACATTTTGGAGTCTTGGTTTTATAAATAAGTGGAGTATATGGTTGACCTCCAGGATTCGCGTATACAGTAGAAAATCCGGCGCCTTTTAATACATTGTTTTGGTATACATTTTTCTCAACCGTGGTTACAGCGAGTTTCAATGTTCGGGTGCTACTAGATACCCCTCCTTGTACTGCAAATTGAGGATTGCTTGGTTTATAAACAACCAATTTACAACCACGGGGATTGCTTGGTCCATTGAGTGATACACCCAAGTAAGGATTCAATATAATATTTTTAAATACTTGATTTGCTTGTGCTGAATTTCCTGATGGTAATGTATTCAAAAAATTTACATATTCTGCTATTGTTTTTATGCTTAATGTATTGAAATATGTAATATCGGCGTCATTTAATGTTCCATCACTATTCATGATTTCATAAGCAAATATAATGAGATCCGCCTCAGTAAAATCATTTAATCCTGTATTTGGATAACAATTCGCAACATATAAATTGGTACTGCTATATGGACTTCCTGGTTTCACGAATTTTGTTAAACTCTCCACTGTGGAATTATTAATAAGGTTTTCTGTTCCAGAATAGAAATTGAAAATACGTTGGTTATAAGTTTGACAACGGTTTTCACGATATTGTTGAAGCGTTGTGTAATAATTCTTTTTCAAATTGGTGCTTGCAGGGCGCACACGGAGTAGAGCCTTTCTTTGTTCGTTACAGCAGTTTTGCGGTGTTTCACATACAGGAAGTGGATTGTTTGTCAAATAGTATTCTGGATAATAATTTGTTACTAAACCTATTCCTTTACAATTGATACAGTCCTTGTCAAGTTGAGTGGTTTCATTGGTTTCATCAATTGGATTTTCTTTTACGGAATACTGTCCAGGGTAATCAAGAGTTTGTCTAATTAAGGAAGATGATGTAGAAGACCTTACTTGACGATTTGGGTTGATTTCTACATATTGGGTAGGGTCGTTGGGGTTGGTCACTATAATTGGAGTTGGTGGATTGGTGGTTGTTCCTTTACGGTATTGCCATTTTTGTGGTCTTGGTAAGCCAAAACCGGTGGGATAGATGTTTGTGGGATCCTTATTTGTTAAAGGACGAATATTACCAGAAGTAACCGCCGCAGGATTACTATACATTCCAGAACCTTTCCAAGTTACATATCCGCCTACATTTGATCTATTATTATAAGAACCCATTCCTTGTGGGAGAGGAGATGTTAAAGTTGTCATTATTTATATATAAATATATAATATTTTTCTTTAGATAATATAATATGTTGATTGAAATATTAATCATATTATTTACCATAATTATTTTTTATGAAATTTTTAATGATACTTTTTTTATTTCAAAAAATAATCTAATATGTGAAAATTTTGCGATTACTGTAAATAATTCTTTACCAGACCAAAATAATAAAAATGTTGGATTATTACAAAAAGTTTCCGGTAACCAAGACATGACAATCAATGATATAAATAGTAAATTATCTAAATTGAATGATAATATTAATATTCTAAATCAAAAAATAAAAGCAAAATCAGACGTTGGATTACAAAAATATAACGAAATTACTGAAGGAGCAGATGTAGACATTAATAATACTGAAAATCTTTGATTTTGATTTATGTCATAAATAAAATTTTTATAATTGATATTCTATATTCTTTTTCTTTAGAATATATAATATATGTTGATTGAATTATTAATTTTATTATTTATTATTATTATTTTTTATGAAATTTTTAATGATGGTTTTAATAATAATGTTTTACATGAAGGATTCGCATCAAAAAAACCAACTGTTGACCCAAAGGCGAAAGCTGCTGCGGATGCCAAAGCAGCAGCGGATGCCAAAGCTGCTGCGGATGCTAAAGCTGCTGCTCAAGCAAAAGCAGATGCCAAAGCTGCTGCGGATGCCAAAGCTGCTGCGGATGCCAAAGCTGCTGCTCAAGCAAAAGCTTCCTCAGATGCCAAAGCTGCTGCAGATGCCAAAGCTGCTACTCAAGCAAAAGCTGCTGCGGATGCCAAAGCTGCTGCTCAAGCAAAAGCTGCTGCGGATGCCAAAGCTGCTACTCAAGCAAAAGCTGCTGCGGATGCCAAAGCTGCTGCTCAAGCAAAAGCGGATGCTCAAGCAAAAGCTGAAGCTAAGGCAAAAGCGGATGCTAAGGCAAAAGCAGATGCTCAAGCAAAAGCGGATGCCGAGGCAAAAGCAAAAGCGGAGGCAAAAGCAAAAGCGGATGCAAAAGCAAAAGCGGATGCTCAGGCAAAGGCAAAAGCTGAGGCTGACGCAAAGGCAAGAGCTAAAGCTCAGGCTGACGCAAAGGCAAGAGCTAAAGCGGAGGCAAGAGCTAAAGCTGAGGCAAAAGCTAAAGCTGAGGCTGAGGCAAGGGCAAAAGCACAGGCAAAACTTGATGCTCAGATAAACTCTTACATGATTTTATCACAAAAAAACGCCGGAGATATTTTATTGTTAAATGAGCAATACAAATCACAAAATAATTCAGTCACCGATATAAAAAAATATATGACAAAATTATTTGATGATGTAGAAACATTAAATGACCAAATAAAAGCAATTTCCTAAAAATTTCACGGTTTAGTATAAAATTATACTGTATATGTAAGATTTTTTTTATTTATATTATAAATGAAAAAAGGTGTAAACCCAAATAAGGTATCTATAAACAAGAAACAATAAAATCATTCAACATTTAGGTGACAAGACAAACAATACCAAAAATATTTAATTTATGATTAAATTAATAATAAAATAACAAATGTTATTACTGAATAATAGTATATATTATTTTCTTTAGAAAATATATGTCGTTTAAAATTTTATTTTTATTATTTATTATAATTATTTTTTATGGGGTCTTGAGTTATACTTTTAATAATGATTTTTATGAAGGGTTTGCATCAAAAATTAAAATAAAACCAGCACCAAAACCAAAACCACTACCCAAACCAAAACCACTACCCAAACCAAAACCACTACCCAAACCAAAACCACTTCCAAAACCGAAACCATTACCAAAACCAAAACCAATCGGAAAACCGAATAAAAAAAAAAGTAGTTCCAAACCCTCGGCACAAACAGTTAAAGCATCAAGTAAGAGTGAATCTTTTACAGATATAAACGAAGCGCAACAAAGTTTGTTAGGACCCGATTATCCATATTGGAAAAATATAAAAAACCCACAACAACTTGGAATGTCTGATAAAGGCACATTAGAAGTGATGGCAAAAGATGTAAACGGTTTAATAAGTTATGTAGAGTTGCTTGTTACGGGTAAAAGTAAAGCAAGTGCTACCGGTAACCCTTTAGGAAATAAATTCTTTTTAAACACTGGCGCAAGTTGTTTAGACTCTAACACAAAAAAAGAAGTTGACCGATATATTTACATTAATAATGTGCCAAAAGGTAATATTCCTTTTATATCATACGGTATGGGAACAAATTTCAAGGAATTCAAAGGTTTAATTCCTGGAACATTGAGTTCTCTTAATACATTAAATCCATTGACTGTGATACAAGGATTTACTGAAGGTTCAATGCCAGAATGTAAACAAGTAACTCTTGAAACTATAGATACGAAAAACAAAAAGTCTAAGGAAACACATTATATTACAGTGTCTGACTTGAATGTAATGGACCCATGTGATTTTCCTGATAAGAAAAATCCAGAAACAAAACAGAAATGTAAAGAAATATTTACCAATATGAGTGAATCCGAATTTGGTCATGAATTGGCTCTGCCAAAGGACCCCATAGTACAATTATATTTTGCGGGGTTAGGAGTACTTGGTATTTATATCATTTATAAAATTATGGAAAAAAATAGATAAATCTATTCTTTAATATATTTTGGAATTATTTTCAAAAATATATTAAATCAGTATAATTTTTATTTTATTGTTTTTTGGGGACTTTTTTGGCGTTTTTACGTGTGCTTTTCTTATTTCTTCTACGACGACGGGTTTTTCCACCTTCTGAATCACGCCAGGTTTTATCTTCTTCTTCCTCTTCCTCTTCTTCATTTATTCCAGTATTTTTAAATTTCTCTTTAATCCCTTTTTCAAATACATCTGCTACATTTGACAATTCATTTTTTTTAGCTGGTGGAGGGGGAGGTGGTGGAGGTATATTAGAATTTTCACTTACAGATTTTAGTTTTACACCTTCTTTAATTTGGTCTAACATATTATTCGGATTTTTAGATTCTACTGGAGGAAGTGGTGGCGACATTGAATCTTCTATTATTTCAGAATTTTCTATTGTTGTATCTTCCGTTGAAACTGTTGGATTTAAATATGGATTTGGTGTAGATGGAGGTGGTGGTTTTACAAATCCTGCTTCTCCTGGTTGTAGAGGAGATGAAACAATGCTAGTATCTTCTATTTCAGATGAGAGTAATGGATTTTTAATATCATCTGTTATTTTTTCGTCAACAATTTTAACTTGTTCAATTGGTTTTGTTTCAATTGGTTTTGTTTCAATTGGTGTTGTTTCAATTGGGGTTGTTTCAATTGGTGTTGTTTCAATCGGGTTTCTTTGAATTGGGGGTGTTTCTGTTTTTTTATTACCAAACAAACTTCCAAAACCCCAACTAGATTTTTTTGGTAAATTAGTATTTTCATCACCAATTCTATTAACTTCTGGAGGGGTCTTATCAGTAACCTCTTTCAAACATATATCACCACCTCTCAATGTTTTAGAATATTTACCACGTTTATGTTGTCTTTTTTGTTTTATTGTTTTTTTATTTTTTCTACTATATTTTTGATGTTTCTTAACCTTATTTTTTTTCATAGTTTTTCTCATTCTCAAGTTTACCATAAATTATATTATAATATATAGTAATATAATAATTCAAATGTTTAACTATTGAATTACATCAAACGATACAATTGAAATGCCGCTAAACCACCTGCTAATTCAGCAACAATATATGGTATTATATCACCAGATGCTAATTTACCACTCGCAAATAAAGCAAGAGTTACTGCAGGATTAAATGACCCGCCAGAAATTGAACCGCCAATTAAAACCGCGACTGCTAACGCAGCACCAATTGCTAAATAGTTTCCAGTAGTTAAAATAATGAAAACTAAAAATAGAGTTCCTAAAAATTCAACAATATACTTGTTCATTATATATTATATATACAAAAAAATCGGATGTCCACCTAAAAATTAATAAGTTTGACTCACAAGGGCACCCCAAGCACAAACACGACCATTACATAAATTGGTGTTATAAATAGAACCCTTTTTCGCCGGCGCAACGCATCCCCCCGCTCTAGAAAATTTGAGCGCCGTTTTGACATCATTCCTATTGTAATTCTTATAGCTTAATAAAGCGTCATTTGGTAATCCTTGTTTAAAAGAACTCTTACCAACCGCAGCGCTTTTCTTTGCCGAAATATACATGGATGAACATTTTGGAGCATTATATTTGGTCGATTGAGAGACCAAAAAGCTTTGTTGTAATCCAGCAGAATATACACTGGTCGGTGGAAGGGTTGACTCCATTTTGGTTCCAGTATTCATGTTATATTGAGTCGTACGAGTTCTTAAATATTGACGACGCGCATTTGAAAATTCACTCGCACCATCCGACGGATAAAATTGTGGAGGATTTGGATGTCTGCCGGGTAATTCGCCATAATTATGACGAGGCATCATTAATGGTGTCCGGTTAGTGCTTAATGGTCCAATCACTGGCGCAGACACATATCCGCCATAAGGAATATTGGTATATTGTTTATAGGCTATAGTAGTCATTATGTATATAATACTCTGCGAAAATAATTAATCATATTAATCATAATCATCGCTAAACAATAAACCCCCGAAACCCTAACCCGACCTTTCTCTCTTCAATACAAAATTATAATTAGAAAATTATAATTAAATTATAAAATTATAAATGTAAATCCAGGTGAACAATATGTTTAGTATCTTCTAACATGTCTCCAGGCACTTTGGGATGCCGATGAATAATCACCACCATAAGATGCGTCATTGTAATTCTTGTTGAATGCTTTTTGTTTCACGAAACGAGTATAATCTGAACTATCATACACATATCGTACGTTACATGCTGCTGGTTGGATTCCAGAATCATCGCAACGACTTTGAATATGACCAAAATGTTGTTTCAAACCACGCAAGTTTGGACGACTTTGAAATGTTTGACATGGTCCGCCACATGAATAGTCTGGACGACTCAATAAATCACCCGCATTGTTAATTGCTCTAAATGGAGTAATGATTGATTTTTGGTTATTCACTTTCCGCGCATAATTGGTGTTCCATGCGTTTTTCAACGTGAATCTAGTTTCGGCAAATTCATTATCGTTATTGGTAGTTATAAGTGCTTGTGGAATAAACCCTGGTAATCCACCACCTAATTTACTTCCTGGATATAAATTTACAAAATTCATTAATGAAGATGATGTAAAAGATTGATTCGTATTAAAACTTGCTTGAGAACCGGCTCCTGGCATATATATATCAAATATAAAAAAATACTTGTAAAACAAAATAAAACTCCTAAACAAACACTTTTATTTTTCTCTCAAAACAAATATTACCAAATATAAAAATCCTGAAAAACAAAATACAAAAATATAATATACGCTTATTATATGTTTGTAAAAATACTTACAACAATCTTTGTTTTAGTTTTCTTTGATTTGATTTACTTTTATTTCATGAAAGACATGTTAAGTAAACAAATTATAGAAATTCAAGGATCACCTTTAGTAATGGACTATTTTGCGGCTGGATTATGTTATATTGCTCTTGCTTTTGGTCTTTATTATTTTGTGTTAAGAGAGAAAAAGTCACTCTTGGACGCGTTCCTGTTAGGTATTGTTATTTATGCCGTTTATGAGACCACTACGAAAGCATCTCTCAAAAAATGGTCATATAAAATCGTCGTTTTGGACACCTTATGGGGTGGTATTTTATTCACACTGACTACTTTCGTCGTAAGGAAGTTCTTCGCCTTTTAGTTTTACGCGATGGTAAATGTTTTCTTTTGGATTTACGCGAAGCTTTTCTGGTTTTCATTTTTCGGTGACGTCTTTTACCACCACGGAGTTCTTCTTCATCTATATCCATTAATTCAAAATCCAATTGTTCGTTTACATCTACTGGACCACTACCTGGAGGACGGTCTACTGTAAATGGGTCTTCCATTTTTTTTGTAAGTTTAACCGGGGTTACATTAACAAATTCTTTAACAATATTTTTTTCTGTATCAGTTTCTGGTGGTAGAATAGTTGATAAACTTGTACTTGGTAGTTTAAATACACTTTCTAATGCTTTTTTTCTTTCTTCATCTTTATTCGTAGAAGTTTCAATTACTGTAATCGGTGTTGAACTTGTGCGTGGTAGATTAAATACACTATCTAATGCTTTATTTCTTTCATCATCTTTATTCGTAGAACTTTCAATTACTCTAATCGGTGTTAATCCTGGAACAACTACACCTTCGCCACGATAACCATAAGGTATAAGGTCTATTTTATTTTTATTTGTTACTTTCGCTACTCTTTTTTTTGGTCCCATTCTATAATATATTATTACTATATTATTATTTTTCTTGCCTTAATATAGTAAAATAACCATGACAACTATGACAAATATTATTCATTATTTATCTATAATACTTCCCTTTTCAAATGAAACCGCAATTGTATTCACTGAATCGGGATATCCTCAATTTAAAAATCTATATAAATCTTGTTTTGACAGTTCTTTATTAGGAAAACACGAGTCAAAATTAAAACATCTTTTAAAAGATAAATTATGTACTAAAAGAGATTATGTACACAAAATATTGATTGATCTCCTCGCCTATTTAGGAATAATGTTGTTAATCGGCAAAAACACAATTCAATATGGTTACGCAACCGGTGTTGTAAGTGGTATCGTGATTATATTTTATTCCATTATTTTGCCAAACATGTTTTTAGGATTCGCAACACACAAAATTATGAATTTACTACATTTCCACACCCCAGCTGCACATATTATAGTGGGTATGTCTTTAATCGCGGTATTGATTTATATCACACAAATAAGTGAATCATTTGTTCAAGAACGTATGAAAAATATTAAATTTGACCCTGAAACCGAAAAAAATACCAAGACATAAAATATAAATTTCTAACTATAATATATGTTATTTGGAAATAAACAAAATTTTGAAGATTTTAAAAAATTTATTTTAGAAAACGGTATAATCGCAACCACCGCAGGTGTAACGATAGGTATAGCAAGTAAAGATTTAGTATTATCATTTTCAGGTGATATTTTGGTTCCAACCATTATTATATTATTATATTGGTTAAATGTTAAATCATTAAAAAATTATTTACCTAGTGGTAAAACAAAATTAGATTTAGAAAATTTTTTGAAAAATTTATTGACTTGGATTATAGTTATTATTTCTACTTTTGTGTTTGTTAGAATAACATTTCATTATTTTCTTGGTATAGAAACAAAACAAATTGAAAATAAAGGTAAAGAACAAAAGTGATAAGAAATATAATATATACCTAATATATATTATATGTCAGAACCAACTGATTTAATGAGTAATTTATTAACAACAGTTGTTAATAAAGAACCAAAAAAAAGAGGACCAAAACCTAAAACAAATGATACAGAAAAATATGATTATATTCATGAATTACTAACAAAAAAGAATAAAAAAGATGAAAAAGATAGAGAGAAAGAAATTAAGAAAAAAGCTAAAAAAGAAGAAGCCGCAGAAGCTAAGAAAAAACCCGCGCTGGACAAATCTTATAAACAAAAAATGATGTTATATCTAGGAAAAAAATTGAGGAAAGATGACCCAGATTATCCCGCAATTCATGAACAAGTAGAAAAGAATAAAGAAAAACGGAGTGAATTATACGATTCTTTATTTAGACCCGTCGCTACGGTAACATCTGTTGTGCCTATTCAAAAATATAAATCTCCAATGGATGAAGTTAGAGAAATTACAAAATTAATATGGGAAGAAGAAGAAAAAGAAAAAAAAGAAAAAGACAGACTGAAAAAAATGATGGAGGATGATGATGAACAAGATAAAATGTATGTACCTATGGTAAGCGACCCATATCCGCATGATATTATTACTGAACTAGTTGAAAAAAGTAATACCGGTAAAGGTGTAAAAAAAAGAAACACCAAAAAAAATAAAAAATTATCAAAAAAAATAAAATCTAGAAAAAATTCTAAAAAAAGAATATAAATATTCTATTTTTTATTTTGAATCTGGATACGATTTAGATTTTGTTTTAATGCGTCGTCATCAAGCGCGGAGCAATATTCATAGTCATTAATTCTTGAAACAATAATTTACAAGCATAAGGTATTTCCACATAGGAGAAATCTGTACGATTCTCGCATGTACGGCATATATGTATATGCATTTCATCATTGTATGTAGCAATCATTCCACATTTATTACAAGAATAAACATGGTATTTATCTGACGCATCATACATACGACCTCTCGTGAATCGCGACGCACCATGGGATATCATCGCATCTCTTTCCATCTCACCAAATCTCAAACCACCATCACGAGATCTGCCTTCAGCTGGTTGTCGCGTCAAATTCACCATTGGACCAATTGATCGCGAATGTTGCTTATCATTCACCATATGTTTCAACCTTTGGTAAAAGATCGGTCCCATGAAAATACTACACTCATGTTGTTCACCAGTCAATCCATTGTAAAGCAATTCGTTACCCCGGCTTTCATAACCTAGACGCAACAACTCTTCACAAATTGTATGAATTTCTAATTCACCAAAACTCGTACCATCACCAAACAATCCCAGTTGTACCAAAACCTTTGTCATAATTGTTTCTTTTAAATGCGCAATTGTCATACGAGATGGTATAGCATGAGGATTCAATATAATATCTGGACGAATACCCGACGCCGTAAAAGGCATGTCTTCTTCTGGTATAATATTACCAATCGTACCCTTTTGTCCACTGCGCGATGAAAACTTGTCACCAATCACTGGTTTTCTGACGGTTCTCAGTCGCACCTTGGCGAAATTATAACCATCACCATTTCGGTCAATATAATTCTTGTCAATATAGGTCTCCTCATCTGTGCGGTAAATACGACTTTGGTCTTCATATTTAATCAGCTTGGTATGATCATTGCGATTTTCTTTAATAGGAACGACTTTTGAAATAATCACATCGCGATTTTCTACCAAGGTATTTTCTGGTATCACTCCTCGGTTATTTACCTTTTGGTAATTTGCGAATTTCATTCCCTTAGTTTTTGTTGGATCCGGCTTACAACGAATTTCTTCATCACCGTTGATTTTTTGTTTGTCTTCATCTTTTTCGGTATGATAAATCGTCGCTTGGAATAACCCGCGATCAATGGATCCTTTATTGAATAACAAGGAGTCCTCCTGGTTATAACCCGTATGTGTCATAATTGCCACGACTACATTGAACCCAGATGGTATTTTGTTTATTTTAATCATATCCATAATACGGGTATCCACCAAAGGTCGCGCCGGAGTATTCAAGACATACGCGGTTTTATCCATTCTGTTATCAAAATTGGTCACATAGACACCCATCGCCTGTTTTGCCTGAGCACATTGATACGTATTGCGCGGGGATTGATTGTGTTCTGGAAAAGGAATACATGATGCTAACACTCCAAAGATTGTACTTGGGTGAATTTCACAATGTGTATGTTTAAACATTTCTTTTTCATTACCAGTGTCAATCAAATCCGCAGGTTTCATCGCAATCATGCTCCACGATTGTTCCTCGGGGTCAATGTATTCAATAATAGATTCGCCAATACTACAATTGGTAATCAAATCATTCCAACCGACTTTTCCCGATTTGATATCTTCTATAATGCGTTTCTTGATCAAAATATTATTATCGCGGACACGCAATAATGGTCGTGTCAAACGACCCGCATCGTTACAAACCCGGATTTCGTTGAATTTATAATCAAACACGATGGATGTATATACATTGATAATACCCATGTATTTTTTCTCCTTCAACATTTGATACAGCTCTACGGGATTTTCACTAATGCCGACCCAAGCACCATTAATAAATACTTTTGTTTTTTCATACATCTCAAGAGCAGACAAATTCTGTACAGGAATAATATTTGGCAAAACATAGTCATACAAAGGACCACTGTTGGAATGGATCGTCACGTGTGTCATGTAACTTAAATTTTTTACAACACCAACGGATTGTCCTTCCGGGGTATTATGTACTACCAAACCATCTGTTAAACAAAATCTTCCACGCTTATCGTGAAGTTGCCATCCAACATATGGTCCAATACCAGATTCAACCAAGTCAAAATTACTTACCTCAATACCCTCTACTTTGAACAAAACAAGATGGTTTTTGGTTATTTGATCTAGTTTTAAATAATTTTCAATGGTAATATCTAAGGTATCATCATCGTGAAAACTATCGACAAAATTGTTAGCATTGTCCAGTGAATTAAAGAATTTTTCTTGAATTTTCAAATTGTCTCTATTGAGAAATTTTACAGAATGTGTGTATTTTCTGTCAGCACGATTTTGATTTAAAATATTTTTATGTTGTCTAATACGAAGAGTAAGAATATGATTGTCAGTAACACGATGTTTCATAAAATTGCCCTTTTCAGGAATAATATCATACATATTTTTAAATCCAGCACAAGTTGTACGAACTGTGGTTGGTTTTCCAAGATCATCAACAAGGATATCACCAACGACAATATCTCCAGCGCGTTTGGAAGTTCCGTCCCACATCAAAATAGGTGTTTCTGGATCAAAACATTCCGCGGGGCACAAATAACCCCATGATGTATTATGCAGTTTGCGTGGTGGAATTAATTTACCACTTTTATCAACCGGTGTGGAAATTCTGCGCGCATGACTCAAACTCGACACATATGTCAACCGGTTAAGCACTTGTGCGACACCTACCTTGTTACTATTATTCACATGCTTAATACCAAAATCACCTGTTGAAAGAGCTCGTTTAATACCGTTTTCAATCGTGGTTGACTTGATGATTTTATAAATATTGGTCATGTTGATAATATTTAAATAATCATCTGTGGATCGCCATGAACCAGTGTTGATTTCTTTAACCACCTGTTTTTCCATATCTTTCACCAGTTTATTGAAATAATTACGAAATAAATTATTCAAAAGTACTCCTGTTAAATCAACGCGTTTATTCAAATACGAATCACGATCGTCTTGTTTGATTAAATCAAAACTCGTTTTCAATAACATATTCGCAGTGTAACCTAGGAAATATATTTTTTGTTCTAGGGTGGTACAATGCGGAAATAAATCGTTCGACAAAATATCCGCGGTGAATTCCGCTTTTTTTCTTATACCAGTTTCCTTGTCCATGTTAATCGGGGTAAACATGACATAACTGGTAATATACTTAATGGCATCTTCCTTTGTCATACAGGTGTTTGACTCAATAATAGACGCTTGTAACGCCTTTAATAATTCCTTGTTCTTTTCGTCGTCAATATTAAGTAAAATATGTTCGCAAATATCTTTATCAGACAATACTCCAAGCGCACGAAATACAATAAATAGTGGTAACGGTTGTTTTACGCGCGGTAATTGTAGGTAAAGCGGACAACCAAATCCATTGTTCTTGGATGAGATCATCATATTGATTTGTTTTGGCGAAATACATTTAAAATCTGGCACGGATTTCACCTCCGCCATCCAGGTATACTTGGTATTGTTCTTTGACACATTGAAACAATAGACGCGATTTTCTGCTGCGCGTTCTTGACCCAACACGGTCTTTTCAGATCCGTTAATAATGAAATAACCACCCGCGTCAAATTTACATTCACCCGTGTGACTATTGTCCACATGTTTGTATTGATTCAAGACACAAATGTTTGATTTCAACATAATAGGTAATTTCCCAATATGAATTTTAGGGAGATTTTTATAAAAGGTTTGAATATTTTCCAAATTTGGACCATTTCTTACCATAAACTTCAGGTTCATATCAATGGTCATTGCCGAGGCATAAGTAAAATTTCGTAATCGCGCCTCCTGTGGAAACATAAGTTTTGTCGCACCGTTGTTTTCATGTATTTGCGGGCGATAAATATGAAAGTTTTCAAAAGTCACATAAATTTCAAGAGAATATTTGCCACTTTTTGCGTCATAATCTTGTTCCGACGCGATTCTTACTGGATTAAACATCTCAATGGTCTTTTGAATTTGGCAAGAAACAAAATTATTATAAGATTCAAGTTGATGCCGAATCAATCTATCTAAATGTTGACCCTTAAAATATGTTTCAATAATCGTCCATGGAATTTCAATGTACTGATCGTTTTTAAGATCAAATACATCGTCCTTATCTAGTTCTCTTTCTTGTTTTTCAGTTGAGTGAATTTCTTGTTCTTTGTTCATGGTAGATATTATTGAAAACATAAGTGGGGTTATAATTTATTTCAATTTATTTTTAAATTGTTTTCATTATTAGTTTATTTATTGCTTTATTTTTATTTTTTATATTATCAAATCAAATATAATTAGATTTCATAATATATTTTACATTCTTCTTCTACGGCGTGTCTTTCTGGATTTCTTGGATTTTTTGGATTTTTTGGATTTCCTGGATTTCCTGGATTTTTTACCCCCAATACCTAAAAAGCTAAAAAAACCTTTTTTAGGAGGTGAAATCTCTTCTGTACGAGGAAATCTGTTTTTATCAGTAATTACTACTGGAGGACTATTTGTTATAGGAGTCCGTGTAGGTAGAGGAGCCGGCATTCTCAAACCGGACCCACTTGGTTCTTCATCAAATTCTTTATCAACTTCTTCATAAAATTCTTCATCAATTTCTGGATTCTTAATTCTTTGTACACCTTCCCTTTGAAAATCTCCCATTCTTATACAATATACAAATATATTTATTTTATAAAAAACATACCTAAATATAACTTTTGTTATTCAATAAATGTCAAACAAATATTATGATTATTCACTTTTTTTAGAAAATATAAATAAAAAATATGCGAATGTACATAAATTAAACCCAACCACGAATATTGATGAAATCAATAAAAATTATGATTTATACAATTCATTTTATAATTCAAATAAAATATTTCATTATCATTTACATGACAAGGATAAAGAAACAATGAAACCAAACACATCTGAAGAAGGTATCAATCCCGAAAATGAAGACAAAAACAATAAATACAAAACCGGGTCGTACGCATGTTGTATGAACTATAACTCAACATTGTCACTCTTTGAACCCGCACATGTAAACAAACCCACAAGCGAAACAAAAAAGAGAAAAAAACCGGACTTGAAGATTATTATACCTCCATCACCATCTGTTATAAAGAAGAAAGTTTCTATAAAGACAAAAATAAACTCTTTAACCGACCTTTTGGATTTAATTGAAAAGTACCCATTACAAGACGATATTGAATACGATATTAATATGACATCTTTAAATAAAATAAAGACAGAATTAGTGGATTTGAATCGGATGATTGGAATGAAGGAATTAAAAGAAAACGTCGTGGACCAATTATTGTATTACATACAAGATTTGAGTAAAAATTCCAACGATTATATGCATACAGTGATATATGGTCCTCCTGGAACAGGAAAAACCGAAATCGCCCGTATCATTGGGAAAATATTTGCGAATTTAGGTATATTAAAAAAAGGCGGTTTCAAAAAAGTAACGCGTAGTGATTTAGTTGCGGGTTATTTAGGGCAGACCGCAATAAAAACCAAGGAAGTCATTGAGGAATGTCTCGGCGGAGTATTGTTTATTGATGAGGCATATTCACTTGGAAATAATGAAAAACGTGACAGTTTTTCCAAAGAATGTATTGATACTTTGTGCGAGTCATTAAGTAATTACAAGGATCAATTGATGGTGATTATTGCCGGGTATGAAGAAGAATTGAAAGAATGTTTTTTCACGTATAATCAGGGATTAGAATCGCGTTTTACCTGGAGATTCAAAATTGATAATTACAAATATGATGACTTGTTTCGTATTTTTACCAAAAAAATAAAAGATAGTGGATGGACGTATGATGAAAAAAATGAAAAAATTTCGGCTGAATGGTTTGAAAGAAAAATGCCATATTTTAAATTTTACGGGAGGGATGTGGAAAATATGCTTTCAAAGATTAAAGTTTGCCATAGTAGAAGAGTTTTTGGAGATCCGGATAGTGAAAAAACCAAAATCACATTTGAGGATTTAGAAAAAGGGTTTGAAATGTTTTTGAAAAATGATGAGGTAAAAAATCGTAAAAATTCACAAGAATTAAACAAAATGTTGATGAGTATTTATGTTTAGAATTCGGATTTAGTCGTTTTATACGTAATTTTGTATTTCGTAAAAAAATTACGTATAAAATATTAAAAGATTATAATATGTCAACAAAAAAAATAACAGTAAATCCGGATTTATTTAATACCTCTGGTTCAACGAGAAAAAATAGAGGTAGTAGTGGAGAAAAAAAAACCAAACCAGTATTACCGATACAAATCAATGAAAATTCTTTGAAAAAAAAGTTTTTAAATCGTATTAAAGAACATAAAAATAAGGAAAAAATAGAAAGTGGAATGAAAAGTGGTGGTGGTCCGCAAAATGAAATCAAGGTAAGGGAACAAATTGCGAATCAAACTAATGACGCTGACGAATTTCGTGATTCATTACAATATTTGTCGTTATTATCAAAGAAGAAAAAAGAGGAAGGTGTTAAAAAAAGAAACATGGCAACACTACAAAACAAAACCGTGAAAAACCCGTATTCCCAACCAGCATCAAATATACCGCCACATGTTGAGTTGGAATTGCCAGAAGAATTAAAAGAATCCATCACAGTTTCACCAGAAACTCCATCAATAAATTTGAATTTTGACGAACAGTATAAAAATTATTTCAATCATAACAATCATCTGTCTCAAGCACCACCACGACCACCACCACGACCACGACCACAACATATTTTAACTCAAAATCCTTTACAGAGTAAGCCAACGATACAAGTGAATTCTTTCCAAGTAGAAAAAGACCCACCTTATGGTTGTTTGAAAAACGCAAATAAACCAACCTATCGTAATTGGGTAAGAACCAAAAGAAATACAAGTGATACATATGAGAATCCCCAATTAGAACCCTCGTCAAACATTCATTTCTCTCCTGATCCTCAAAATGAAAGACAAAAAAGACTAGAACAATTAAGAAAGAAAATAAAAGAAGATGAAATACAGAAATTAAACTCATATAATCATGCCACGGGATTTCAGTACGCAAAAGAAAAAGAAGTTCAAATGCCAATTTTAAATAGCGCCGAACCATCTTCGCAAAATACAATTACACAAGTTGCACAAGTTACGCAAGGTGGGTCGGCAAATGTGGAGGAAGAACCCAATAAACGCTATATTAAACGAACGGTTAAGAAAAAATATACGCTTGGGAAATCAAATATTTATAGAAAAGTCGGCATATTGATCAAAAACAACGCAACGCGTAAGAAAATAATAAATGCACAAAAGGAGTTGAAGAAAAAAAATATTCACGACATAAAAAAATATTTGATAGAACACGGTTTATTGAAAGTGGGAAGTAATGCGCCAAATAATGTATTGAGAAAAATCTACGAATCCGCCATGTTAACGGGTGAGGTGGTAAATCAAAACAAGGATGTTTTAATACATAATTTAATAAATGATACAGGTGATCACGTATAATGTATTTCTATGTTTTTATTTTTATTTTCTATTTGAAATCAAAATAAAAATAAAAATCAAATTATCATTAGTAAAATACAATTTAAAATGGAATTAAAGAGAGAAATATATAATATATCAAGAATAACATAGCAATAATATATGGCATTATTAAAAGAATATTTAGAATTAACAAAAAAATACCTCCGCGAATACGGAGAGAAAACCGTAGTCTTGATGCAGGTCGGTGCCTTTTTTGAGGTTTACGGTTTACAGGACAAAACAACCGGAAATGTGTTTGGAAGTAAAATCACAGATTTTTCAATAGTATGTGATCTCAATATTGCTGATAAAAAAATCTGTGTGGGTGCGGATTCGGTCATTATGGCTGGATTTTCTCATTACATGATTGACAAATATATTAAAAAATTACAAGACCATGGTTATACCATTGTGGTTTATACACAAGACGAACAAAACAAAAACACTACCCGGAGTTTATCTGGTATTTATTCACCTGGAACATATTTTGACCCTGTTTCATCTTCTCAAATCACCAACAATACAACTTGTATATGGATAAACACCGTAGATACATTTTCTTTTAATCATATAGGTGCGTCACCGCGAGGCGACAATATGCGAGTCTATGTTGGAATGGCAAATATAGATGTCATTACTGGGAAAACGAGTATTTTTGAATTTAGCGAGTCCTATTTATTGAGCCCCACAACGTTTGACGAATTGGAACGTTTTATTTCTATTTACAAACCAAGTGAATGTATACTCATTGGAAATATTGGCGAAAAAGAAATGGAACATGTCATTAGTTACGCAAATATTGAATCCAAATCAATACATAAAATATGTTTAAACAATGAACCGGAACAGGTGGATGACGTAAATTTGAAAGAGAAAATCAGGCGAACATTGAACTGTGAAAAACAAATATACCAGCGGGAATTATTGATGAAATTTTATGAAATTGATGACTTTGATGCCTTTTACCAGAATTTTTACGAAAATACAATTGCTACGCAGGCATTTTGTTTTCTATTGGATTTTATTTATCAACACAATCCTTATTTGGTGAATAAAATCAGTGAACCCAAATTTGAAAATTGTAGTGACCGCCTCATACTTGCGAACCATTCCTTGAAACAACTCAATATCGTGGATGATCATAATTATACCGGCAAATTCTCATCTGTTGAAAAAATGTTGAACGTATGTATTACATCCATGGGCAAACGTCGTTTTTCCAATGGTCTTTTAAACCCTACAACGAATGTTGAATTTTTGAATAATGAATATAATATTACTGAACATATGCTTGATGCCGGAGAAAAATACGAATTTTTAAAAAACAAATTAGTAGTGATCAAAGATATTTCCAAATTAGTACGCCAAATCATTATGAAAAAAGTTTCACCAAAAATGCTCATACAATTTTACAAAAATTTACAAATCACTGACTTGGACCTTTTCCAGAATATTTCAAGAGATGATTCTGTTTTAATGAAATATTTACAAGATAAAATCCAGGATGTTTCAAATATATCTACCTATTGTAAACGCATTTGCGAATTTATAGTTTCACGCTTGGATATTTCATTATGTGATGAAATAGAATCATTTGGTAATTTTGAATTAAATTTTATAAAAAAGGGAATTGATATTGAGCTTGATGAGAGAAATGAAACCCTCTTGGAATCCAATGATAAATTAGAGGCAATTCGCGGTTTTTTGAATTTGTCCATATCAAAATTTGAAAAATCCGGAAAGACCTCGGCAAGCGATTATGTGAAAATCCACGAAACCGAGAAGAATTCCTTTAGTTTAGTCGCCACGAAACGCAGATGTAATATTTTGAAAGAAAGTTTTTTAAAACCCACGACTGTCAACTTGAAATATGTTTCCTCTTTTGATGGACAAACGAAAACTTTTGATTTCAAAACCGAACTGTTTTTTTCAACACAAACAGCATCAAATGACGCAATCACGAGTACAGTCATACAAGAATTGTGTAAAAATATCTCAACAATTAAAATACAAATGAAGGATTTAATTACCAAGATTTATTTGGAAATTCTCAGCAAAATGGAGCAATATTTGAATGAAATTAATACGGTTATTGAATTTGTCACTTTGTTGGATGTCGTATATGCGAAAACCGTGATTGCCAAAAAATATAATTATTGTCGCCCGGTCATTGCCGGTGGTGACAAATCCTTTGTAAATGCGCGTGGTTTACGCCATTGTTTAATAGAACATTTACAACAAAATGAATTATATGTGGCAAACGATATTGTTCTAGGGAATGATTCCGTGAATGGAATTCTTTTGTATGGAACGAATGCGGTTGGTAAAACCAGTTTTATACGAGCCATAGGTATAGCCATTGTCATGGCGCAAGCAGGGCTTTATGTTCCATGTTCTTCTTTTGAATATTTGCCATACAAGTATATATTTACACGCATTTTAGGAAACGACAATATTTTTAAGGGGCTTTCTACATTTGCGGTTGAAATGTCTGAATTGCGTACTATATTGCGATTAGCGGATGAAAAAAGTATTGTTTTAGGTGATGAATTGTGCTCAGGAACAGAAAGTATATCCGCGACAAGTATTTTTGTTGCGGGAGTGAAACAATTGGAAGAGAAAAATACGTCCTTTATATTTGCTACGCATTTACACGAAATCGTAGGTTATGATGAAATACGTGACCTGAAAAGCGTATTATTAAAGCACATGTCTGTCATGTATGACCGCAAAAATGACAAGTTGATTTATGATCGTAAATTAAAAGACGGACCAGGGGACAATATGTATGGTTTAGAAGTATGTAAGTCCTTGAATTTGCCAGCGTCCTTTTTGGAATTGGCACACAATATTCGCATGAAATATCACCCTGTATCCGGTAGTATTTTGTCTTTGAAAACATCGCATTATAATGCTAAAAAAATAGTTGGCATATGCGAAATGTGTAAAAAAGAAATGGGACAAGAAGTTCATCATTTACAACATCAGCGTGAAGCAAATGAAAAAGGTGTAATACAAGTAGAAAACGAAACACCTTTTCATAAAAACAATGTTGCGAATTTAATGAGTTTGTGTGAAAAGTGTCACAATAACATTCATAGCGAAACAAAAGTAAAACATAAAAAGGTGAAAACCAGTAAAGGAATAGAATTATTTTAGAAATAAATTTAGATATTATAATATTTCATTATATATATTAACTATTATATGATGAATGAAACAAATGAATATACAGATTATTTGAAAGATGTTATTTTTATAAATGAGGACGATGATTATAGAAAATTAAACGAAAATGATGATTTAATGTTAAAAAATGATATTATGAAAAATTCATTTTCAAGCGAGGACCTTGATGTTCGCGATATTGATTATTTTAAAAACGCATATCAGGTGATTTCTCAAAATATACCCAAAACAAATAAAAAAACTGATCAATGGCAATCTTGTGTTAAGGATTGTTATAATAATATTGAAACTTATATGGAAAATGAAATGAAATCAACATCATACATGTTGCGATTATTAACGGCAAGTGTATTGGGAAATACATCAGATTATAAAATAGTATTTTTGATTAAATTTGATAATTCTCAATCATTTAAAAGTGATATAAAAGACCCAAACTGTTATGTTGATTCTCCTGTGGATATGATTGATAAAAATAAAAAAAACAGAGGTATTTGTTATTATACCACAAAGAATATGAAAGGTAATCCATTTACTGGTAAATGGAACGATGATTCACATTTTTTTAATATTGGAATCATGAAAAATGATAAATTACTACAAACTCAAAATAAAAAAAAAGAAACGTATTTGGAGATTCATATTCCAAAGAATAATTCAACAGTGATAGACAATACAATTCGTGAATTGGAACAAATGGAAAGAGAATATATGAATACGATTTCTCCATTACAAAGTCCTTTTTATAAATCTTTATGGGGAGAAAAAGAATACAGCAGTGTAATGAATGATATAAATAAAAAAATAACAAGGCTTCCCTATTTAAAATATAAAAATGATCGTGTCTTGAAACCAAGAGATAAAAATATTCAAGACGCAAATAAAATTATTGAATTATTAAAATTAATGAAGGCGTTTAAAAATTATACATTGGTAGAACAAAGTTTGGGAATTCCTCATAAAGATGAAGAAAATGGTAATTATTATATATCAAGTGGTGTATTGTACAATGGTAGAGACACCGGTTTTGATTTAGACCCTAATCAAAAAAGAGGATTGCCGTCGGATGGTTCTTTATTTAACCGAAAACAACAAGACCTTTATGATTTGGGTATAAATGTGAATATAAGTCAAAAGTTATCTGATGAAGAATATAGGAAATTCATTCTTGATTTGATTGATGCATTGAGAAAAATAAAAAAGAATGATAATTTTGATTATAATGAAATCAATGGAAATCCAACAAGTGATGTTTCCAAAATTGAAATAGGTGAAATTCCGCTAAACCCGTTTTTAAAAGAAACATATCCAACCGTAGAATATACAGATGAATCAAATGGACGATTTATTTTGGGCGCCGGACCAAGCGCATCTGGTAAAACATATAATGCTGGATTAGTTGTTAAAATGATGAAAATGGTGGATCCATCATTTCCTGAATTTTTTATGACAATTGATGGTGGTACTTATAGAGATGTCTCGGTGATTTATCAAAGTATAATTAGAGCAATTTTGGAAAAAAGTCAGTATCCGGGATTGAAAAATTTAATGTCGGCAAGTATATTTTCAATGGAAAAATCAATTTTTGAATCAGACTCAATAAAAAAAAATATAAAGGAATATTTATTAAAACAAACAAGACAATATAACTTTATTGTTAGTTTATATGTTCCTGATACATTAGCCTTTTGTGGTTCACTTGATTGTATGAACAAAATAATTCCATATATTGAAATCACGGGAGATAATAATTGGATTGGATTAATGATTTATCAGCATAAAAATGGTGGTAATAAATGCCCTTTTAAAAATGGTTATAAATGTAAAGGATGTAGTGAATCTGGAAAAGAACGTGAAAAAAAAGAGGGTAAAAAGTATAGTTCTAGCGCATGGGATAAATCAGTTACCAATGGTTTAATAAGTATAAAAAACGCACCAAATATCAGAATTGTATATCATAATACTGGCGGTATCAAAGATTCAAAAAGTGTTTTTGAGGATTTGTCGCTTGAAAAAATTCCATATGAAACGGATACAAACATAAAGGATTTTTTTGATAAAAATAATATTGTTTATATAGGAGGTGAATTAAAGAATAGAAAAGATTGTCATGAATATTTATTAAGTGGTTGTAGTGATACATATTTTCAAGATACGATCGCAGGTTTAAATCCATTGGCTAAAAAAGGTGATGTAGATATAAATACTGTTCCGATTGTTCCTAGTGATACCGCAAAAGAATCTGATATTTCTTCTACAATTGTTGATGATTTAATTGTTGACACAAAAAGATTGGAATACTACAATAATAAATATATAGGAATACCAAAAGAATTAACAGATAGTGATGATGCAAATGAAGAAAATACGCAAACTATAGATAAACTTGTTACTATGGGATTTCTTGAATTGGTTGATCTAGATGAAACAATTATGGATGATTATGAAAAAAAATATAATTATTATCACGTAATAATCAAAACACCACTTGACCCAAAGAAAAAGAATGATTACGAAATGATTCAAAAATTAATTAACAATGACAAAATTAAATTATATGAAAATTATGAAGAAAAGAAGTCCAGTAAAAGTAGTACAGAAATAGCAGATACAAATATAGTTGGTGTAGTAGAAACACCACTCGCAGAAACACCAGTAGTAGAAACACCTGTCGTAGAAACACCTGTCGTAGAAACACCTGTCGTAGAAACACCAGTAGTAGAAACACCTGTAGTAGAAAAAGTAGATGAAACGCGTAGTAGTGTTATAGAAAATATACCAGTAATTCCACCACGACCTTTGATTCCTCCTCCACCTCACCCAAATGATAATGAAGAATTCAAAGATATACAAACATTTGTAATACCAGGTGATATTGATATTGGATTCAAGTACATTCCTGAAGATAAATCTACTACAAAATATAAGTTTCCTTCATTGACATCTATATTAAATAAGATTACAAATGCGTTACCATCATTGAATATTTCCTTTTCAAAAAACAAAGAAAACATTGAAAAAGACATTTCTGAAATTCAAAACGATATTGTTAACGTTGAAAAACAAATTGTTAATGAAAAACCAGTCACTATTGTAAGTGTAAAAATGACAGACCCAAAAACAAGTGAAAAAGTGAATGATATTGTAGATACTGGAGCAGCATTAGATATAACAGAAATACAGTTTGAACCGCAAATTCAATCAAATATACCTACAAAAACGACATCGTCTGAAAATATTGATATTGTTCCGGTCGTTCATGGTGTCATCGCAAAATTACTAGATTATTGTAAAGATAAATATATAGGTATACCAAAAAATTTGGAGGATAATGATAAAAAAATTATAAACAATCTAGAAATGAATAGATATATTAAAAAAATAGAAGACGACAAAATAGATCAAAATAAATTAAAAGGAAATGAGGCGAATTATGATTATTATGAAATCATACTAGATGATAAAATGAAAGAAATAATTCAACAATTTTATGAGGATTTACAAAAATTATCTGTATTAAATAATGTAATTGTTTATGAGCTAGGTGGTGAAACACCCTCTCCAGAATCAAATAGTTCGGTAATTTCTACAACCACTGTAACAAGAAAAAATATTGGCAATTTATTGAATGTCTTTAAAGATGTAGATAATATGTCGTCAACTGATTTTTTCAATAGTTTAGGTAGTGTTTCAAAACATATGATTATTGGATCAAAAACTCAAAAAAATAAAGCAAACGGCATTCCAGTAAATATAGGTCCAAAATGTAAAAATCAAAATTTAACTAAAAAATCATATTTTGGAATTGGAAATATATTTGGTGCGGGTAAGAAAAAAAGAACGCGTAAAAATAACCCAAAATCAAAAAGGACAAAAAAGAATCGTAATTAAAGTTCTAAAAAGTAAACATTGAAATAAAAATAAAATTGAAGTAAATAGATTTAAATATTTATTTCAATAGTATATATATAGAACATAAAACAAATGATTATTCCAATTAAATGTTTTACTTGCGGTATGGTTTTAGCAGACAAGTATCGTTACTATGTGGAAGAAGTCAGAAAGCGTAAACTAGAAAAAAATATAGATGTAGACAAGGTGATGTATTTGACCAAAGAGTTTAGACAAAAAACCCCAGAAGGTGAAGTCATGGATGAATTATTATTGAAACGAATGTGTTGTCGTCGTCATATGCTTACCCATGTGGATATTGAATAAGTGAATAATATAATATGTAATTGTTACTTATAAAATATCTATATATATATAAAAATATAATATTGTTATTTATATATAATGACAAAAACACGTAAAACATTAAGAAAACAAAAACAACAAAAATTATGGAATATGCGGGGTTGTTCTAGAAAAAATAAAAAGTCTATGATGATGCGCGGAGGAAGTTGTGGTTGCGGTAACCCTTTTTTTGGCGGTCAACAAACACAACGCGGTGGAGGTTGTGGATGCGGCGCGTCTTTTTTAGGTGGCGCTCAATCCGGCGGTATGAAAATGGGCGGAAGTGAACCAGCGCTTATTGGTACTCCTTGGACCGCAAATATTAGTACCTGGCCAGGTGTCGCTGGAAATGCGGGGCAAAGCAACTTTTTTTCTTTGAATAAATACACTCCATTTAGTCCAGAAACACAAATGGGACAAGAAAGAGATGGTGCTATTTTTCCAGCAGAAAATGTAAAATATTTAGTGAGGGGTGGAAAACGCGGAAGAAAATCAAAAAGTAAAAGATCCCAAAAACATAGAATTTCAAAAAACAAAAATAAAAAATTATTAAAAGGTGGTTCTAGTTTTATCGGTCAGGAATTAATAAATAGTGGAAGAAGTATACAATTTGGTTTAGGAAGTGCGTATAATACGTTAAGAGGATACCCATTACCGGTTGATCCACAACCATATTCAGATCAATATACAAAAAATTCATACATGAACCTTAAATCTATATAATTTGTTTATTTTTATAAAAAATAAAATATGATTTTTTAAATATTTATATATTTTTATATTTATATATTTTATAAAAATGGCTTTTCCAAAAACTTTAAAGGAATTATGCACTCCCGCATTTATATATTTTTTATTATCTGTCATTGGTATTGTAGTTACTCTCATTACTAATTTAGGTAATACAAACATATATGCTTTAGGTAGATTTTCATCACCCGTTCCAAATACCATGTTGGTATTTATTATTAAGTTAATTTACATTTTCTTTTGGACATGGATTCTTAACTTAATGTGTAAAGATGGTCACCGTGAAATTTCATGGTTCTTAGTATTATTACCATTTATTCTATATTTTTTAATTTTAGTATTTGTTTAATAATCCGAACGGTATTTTTAATAAAATGACATTATAAAATATATTATTATATTTGTATATTTTATAAAATGGCTTTTCCAAGAAAGTTAAAAGAATTGTGCACCCCAGCATTCATATATTTTCTATTGTCAGTTATTGGAATTTTAGTAACTGTCGTAAGTAATTTCCGTGGTAGAAGTAATATGTATACTTTAGGAAACATTTCTACTCCAGTTCCACATAGTGGTTTAGTATTTATTGTCAAGATAATTTATATATTATTTTGGACATGGATTCTTAACTTGATGTGTAAAGACGGTCATCGCGAAATTGCCTGGTTCTTAGTATTGTTACCATTTGTATTATTCTTTTTACTTATTGTAATGGTTCCAAGATCTATGCTTGAAGGTTTTGAGGATGGTGTTGTAGTTGATGAAGAAGAAGAAGAAGAAGTACCAACAGAAGGTTTCACTACCAAAAAGACCCATATGGGACTTCCAGTTGCAAACAATTAATCATTCATTTTTAATTCAGTCAAAACGTAAATTTAATATATTTTAATATGTTTTCATATTATATATGACAACAAATATGAAAGACTTTAGAAAAATAAAAAATGGTTTGTTTTACAAACAAAATGGTTGGAATTATGTTAGCTTAAAAGGTACGCCCCGTGAAGTTGGGTTTGCGCACGGTTATTTACTGGCGGATGAATACAAAAAGGCATCTGATGTAATTAAATTCACCACATTATATCAAACCGGTTACACGTGGGATTTTTTTGTTGAATCATCCAAAAAATTATACAATGACACGATTCAAACCGCATTCCCTGATTTATACGAAGAAATGAAAGGAATGGCTGAAGGATGTAGTGACGCAGGGGTAAAAACAACTGTAGATGAAATCATTGCCTGGAACAATTCTATTTCTTTATTGGGTTATTGGTTTCCTCATTCCGATGTCATGAAAGATAAAGGTACTCCAGGGGGTTTAGAAGGCGGTTCAGCCAAAGACCGCTGTAGTGCCTTTATTGCGGTTGGCGATTATACCACCGACGGTAAAATTGTCGTTGCCCATAATTCATTCACTGATTTCACCGACGGACAGTATAATAATTGTATTGTTGATATTCATCCAGACAAAGGACACAGAATACTTATGCAGTCACCTCCTTGTTATATATGGAGTGCCACTGATTTTTTTGTAACCAGTAAAGGTATTATTGGCACGGAAACTACGATTGGTGGTTTTATTCCATTTGAAAATAAATATCCAATTTCTTGCCGAATACGTAAAGCCATGAATGAAGGTAATACAATGGATGATTATGTGAATATTTTGTGGGAAGGTAACTCAGGCGATTATGCGAATTCCTGGATGTTTGGCGACATCAATACCAATGAAATTATGCTTTTGGAATTGGGATTAAAATACAAGAGTATACAACGAACTACCAATGGTGTTTTTATTGGATTTAATGCGCCATACGATCCGCAAATTCGTAACATTGAATGCTCCAATACTGGCATGGACGACGTGCGAAGACATCAGGGTGCGCGCAAGGTGCGTCTCGGTGATTTAATGGAGGAAAACAAGGGCAAACTAGATGCGGAATTGGCGATGAAACTTATTGCGGACCATTATGATGTCTATTTGGGTAAAGAAAATATGTGCTCACGTACAGTATGTAGTCATTATGATTTGGATGCTCGTGAATACATGTCTGACCCAGGCAGACCAAAACCATTCCAGGCACGGGGTGCGGTTGATGGATGTGTTGCTGATTCAAAGATGATAAAAAACATGTCATTCATGGGACGATTTGGTAATTCTTGCGGCACTCCATTTATTGTGGATGAATATATAAACAAAAACCGAGTATGGGCACACTTGAAACCATACTTGGTGGATCGCCCAAGTCAACCTTGGACATTGTTTTCTTGTACGACCACTGAACATAAAAAATCTCGTGGAAAAAAGACAAGCACTATTAAAAAGCGTTCAACGAAACGCAGTGATAAAACAATTAGAAAAGACACGCCTCATCCTAATGTAATGAAGGAAACAGCAGTTACGGAAAATGAACCTCAATCTGTAGAAATGTAATGAATCACACTTTTTATTTTTTCAAAAAAAATAAAAAATATTATATTATATTATATCGCAATGAAAAAAAGTATTAAAAAACTACAGAAACATAAAAAACATACAAAAAAACATAAAAAAACGATAAAACATAAAGATTCGCATCACAAAAGTCGTAGATATTCTAGAAAGTATAAAGGTGGTAACGGAGATGATGATGAACCCCTCAAAAAAAGAGTAAGATATAACCCACCGAATCCACCTACTCCAGACGAAGAAGAAAAAAGACATATTAAAACATTTATAAATATGGTAATTGACATTAAAAATAATGGTCCAATGATTAGTGCTATTTCTGCGCCGGAAACTGTTTATGCGTTGATGGTAAAAATATTGAATTTATGGAATTATATGATTCAGAATATTCGCATTCCTAGAAACATTGACACGTCTAGACATATCATAGATAGATTATACAATGATGTTGTAATTGCTGTTCCACAGGATCTCGCATGGGATGAACACGAAAACAACGCACAATTTCCAATTATAAATGATAGAAGCAATGCGATACTTGAAGAATTATTTCATTATGTAGCAAATATTAGTAACACTAACTTCAGTGACGTGATTATAATACCAGATTTTGATTATTTTAATGCTCCAGATAGAGACAACCCTGCTATTGTATATCCTCCACCTCCACCAGGAAATAATGATGCTGAGGAAGAATAAGTAGTAAGGTGGAAATTATTTTTTACTTGTTTTGGATTTTCTTGATTTCCTGGTGTTTTTTCTTTTCTTGGTTGATTTTCTTTTGATTGTTTTTGTTTTCTTGATTGATTTTTTTCCACGCGTTTTATGCCTACCTCCTAGATATGACATTATATTTCCCATTATACCTTTATTACTGGTAATATTCCATATTTGGCATTTCTTTAAAAATTATTTCCATAAAATATTCAGACCATTCATCTAAACATTCCTGATATTTGGGGTGTTTTTTATAATCTTCAAAAGTTCTGAAAACCCTGCTCATTTTATTTTTATATATTATAGTAATATAATTATTACTACACCTTTTTACATTTCAAACGCCGATTTTTAATTCAACTTTCTGTAAAAGTTTTGAATTACATCGTTTCTTTCATTAATAGTTAATAATCCTAAAAATATATTTATTTTCGTTTTTACCGGTTTTTTATATAAATGAATAATGTATTTGTCTATACTATCAATTGTTTGTAAAGAAACATTTCTCTTGAAAATATTATAAAAATTATTAACATATCCATACATAGTAGCCTTATCATTATTAGCATAAGCAATAATATCATTTATCAACCAGTTTTTATCTTGTTCTGGATCTTGGCTTTGTGCTTCAATAATCCAATATTCATAATATAATTTCAATAGTAAACTTCGTGTTTCTTTATAATTTATAATATCATTCAATAAGTTTTTATTTTGTAAATTATATGTATATGGAATAATGTATAAAATAATGTCTATTGGTAATCTCTGTATAAAGTCCTTCATAACATACATATACTATTTACATAGTTTTATATCAATTCAGCAATTGAAATGTAAAAAGGTTTAAAATATCATACTTATTCACTGCCAAAAAATGCGCCCTTACCCATATTAAAGTCACTCAATTTGGTAACGACATACTTGTTCTTGTCAATCAATGGTTTAATCAAATCCTTGATGGAAATCAACCCGATAAATACGGTCTTGTCATAAATCAGTAAATGACGAATGTTTTTGAACAACATTTTACTCATACAAGTCTCCAAAGTATCATCTACCTTGGCAACCAATACTTTTGGCGAATACGTACAAATATCCTTGATCTTTACATTGATATTTTGTTTGTCCGCGGCAGCGACTTTATTAATATAATCGCGACCCGTACAAATACCCACGACATCACCCTTGTTATTGGTGACTGCCAGGCAACTCACATTAAACGCGGTAAAACGATTGACTGCCTCTTTTACATCAGCTTCTTCATTGATTTTGTAATCAATGGTATAATAACAACTCTTCTTGTAAATATCCAAGGCAGATACTGGTAATAAATCAATGTTGGAGCTAAAATTTTTTTTTAATCCATTAAAACAAGGTTTCACTAAACTCATTCCGATTCTTGACGCAAACATGATATATATACTATCATTCGTGTGTTGTTTTTAAATTATTTTATAAAATTATTTTTTGTTAGTATTTGAATTTTCTCTCTTTGATACAAATTCAAATATATAATTAATGATAAAACAATTATAAAAAATATATGATTATTATAATATACACAAATAAAATGGATAAAGATTCTATCTCTTGGAAAATCATACACAAATATTTCAATGATAACCCGGAAAATTTAGTAGCGCACCATTTAGACTCCTATAACAGTTTTTTTAGTAGTGGAATCAATAACATATTTCGCGAAAACAATCCTATTCGTTTTATTGAAAGAGAGAACGACGATAACGCCGGGAAACAAAGCCAGTGTTTCTTGTATTTAGCAGGGAAAGACGGGAGTAAAATATATTACGGCAAACCCATTATATTTGACGATCATCATACCCATTATATGTACCCAAATGACGCTCGTTTAAGAAACATGACCTATGGCATTACTGTTCACTATGATGTTGATGTTGATTTTATCTTTTATGAAAATGGTGAAAAGAGAGAACATTCCATTACTTTAGAAAAAATCTTTTTAGGCAGATTTCCCATCATGCTTCAGTCCAACCTTTGTATACTGAATTCTCTCGCACCAGATGTGCGTTTCAATATGGGCGAATGCCGCAATGATTACGGCGGTTATTTTATTATTGACGGCAAAGAAAAAGTGATTGTATGCCAGGAAAAATTCGCAGATAATATGCTCTATATACGCAAGAATAAGGCGGACAATTTATACAGTTATTCGGCTGAAATTAGGTCAGTATCGGAAGACGCATCAAAACCGATTAGAACCTCCGCGGTCAGGTTAGTCGCACCAGGAACCAGTTATTCAAATAACCAAATTGTTGTTACTGTACCCAATGTGAAAAAACCAGTTCCGCTTTTTATTTTAATGCGCGCGCTTGGTGTTGCCTCTGACAAAAGTATTATTGAATATTGTCTTCTTGATCTTGAAAAGAACAGTTCTTATATTGATTTATTTATACCCTCTATACACGACGCCAATTATATTTTCAATCAAGAATCAGCATTGAAATACATTGCGAGTTTCACCAAAAGACGCACCATTACAGGTGTATTGGATATTTTAATGAACTATTTTTTACCGCATATTGGAGAGAAAAATTTCTTAGACAAGGCATACTATGTGGGTTACATGGTAAAGCGCATGTTGCGTGTTTATATGGGCGAAGAACAGCCAACCGATCGTGATAATTTCAAATATAAACGTATTGAATTGTCGGGTTCTCTCATTTATGATCTTTTCAGAGAGTATTATTTGATTCAAAAAAGAGAAATAGAATTGAGTATAGACAAGGAATACTATTATCATACTGGTAAATATACTAGTAATTTTATTGGATTGATTGAATACAATTATCGCGAATATTTCAAAACACGCACTATTGAAAGCGGATTTAAACGCGCATTCAAAGGCAGTTGGGGCGCGGAGGAACACACGAAACGCCTGGGAGTGATTCAAGACGTCAATCGTCTTTCTTGGAATTCATTTATTTCCCAAATGCGTAAATTCAATTTACCTTTGGACGCCAGTGCGAAAATCGTCGGACCTCGTCTGCTGAATTCGTCTCAATGGGGTTACATTGATCCTGTAGATACACCAGACGGTGGAAACATTGGTCTTCACAAGCACATGTCTATTAGCACTTTCGTGACGAGTGGATTTTCCGTGAAAAAACTAATCCCTTGGTTGCGGTTTAAAATCAATCTGAAACTATTACAAGAATGCACGCCTGATATATTGGCGGTTTTGACCAAAGTATTTGTAAATGGGGTGTGGATCGGCTCCATAGAAGATCCCATGAAAACCGTCGGACTATTGAAACTATTCAGAAGAAACGGATTATTACCGGCATTCATGAGTATATCGTTCAATTATGAAAACAACGAAATCAGTATATATACGGATGCTGGACGATTAACTAGACCGGTATATTATATTGAAGATGGAAAACCCAGTTATCATCGTAAAGATATTCTTGAGTTAATTAGTAAAAACAAATTCACCTGGCAACAACTCGTGGGTGGATTTGGTGAAAAAGAAGACAAATTATTTAGTATCAAAAACAATAAAATTTATGATATTGGTGAATTATATTCTGACAAAATCAATTTGGAAACTGAGGTTGATGAGAGAAATGGGTCATCCTCCGAGATTACCAAATCATCTTCCAGTAGTTATTCCAAATTATACGAAGAATTCGGCAAATACAATTCAGTGGTTGAATATTTGGATACCTCTGAAGAGGAAAGTACTTATATCGCATTTCAACCAGATGACTTGAAAAAAAGCAAATATTATACCCACATGGAAATAGACCCGTCACTCATTTTTGGCGTCATGGGAAATCTTATTATTTTCCCAGAAAACAATCAATTTCCGCGTGATGCGTTTTCGTGCGGTCAATCCAAACAAGCGGTGTCCTTGTATCATTCCAATTATCAAATGCGTATTGATAAAATGGGTGTTATTTTGAATTGTGGTCAAATTCCGCTCATTAAATCACGTTATTTGGAATATGTGAATAAAGAACAACAACCCTATGGCGTCAATGCGATTGTAGCCATTATGTCTTATACTGGGTATAACGTGGAAGACGCTATTTTAATCAATGAAGGCGCTGTGAAACGCGGTATTTTCCGCACGACTTATTATTCCATGTATGAGGCACGAGAAGAAAGCGCAAAAGTACAAGGTTCAACGACGAATTCTTATTTTGCGAATGTCACTACTAAAAACGTATCACGATTAAAACCTGGGTATGATTACAGTCATTTGGACCAATGGGGGCTCATTGAAGAAAATACTCCGCTTGACGATAAAATGGTGGTGATTGGTAAAGTAACCTCTTCTGCCATGGATTCAGACGTGGTGATTGATTCATCCGTGTTTCCCAAGAAGGGACAACTGGGATACGTTGATAAATCCTTCATTACTGAAGGAGAAGAAGGTTTTCGTATTGCCAAAGTCCGTATTAGAGAAGAACGTATTCCGGCAATTGGTGACAAAATGGCATCACGAGCCGGTCAAAAAGGAACACTGGGATTGATTATTCCAGAAGAAGATATGCCTTTTACGGAAGACGGTATTCGCCCTGATTTAATCATCAATCCACATGCGATTCCTTCTCGTATGACAATCGGACAATTGGTAGAGTCGCTTCTTGGTAAGGCGTGTTGCGAATACGGCGGTTTCGGTGATTGTACAGCGTTTGCGAACAAGGGACCGAATGAAGATGTTTATGGGCGCATGCTGGTGAAGGCGGGTTTCAGCGCATCCGGAAACCAGATTTTATACAATGGTATGACGGGTGAACAGCTCTTTAGTGATATTTATATTGGTCCTACTTACTATATGCGTTTGAAACACATGGTGAAAGATAAGATTAATTATCGTGCGCTAGGTCCACGCACAATGTTGACACGCCAGACGGTCCAAGGTCGTGCGAATGACGGTGGTTTAAGAATCGGTGAAATGGAACGTGATGGTGTGATGGCACACGGAGCGTCGGCATTTTTGAATGAATCCTTTATGATTCGCGGTGATGAATATTTTATGGCGGTTTGTAATAAAACAGGTGCGGTGGCAATTTACAACCCTAACTTGAATTTATTCTTGAGTCCATTTTCGGATGGTCCTGTGAATTTCAATACGACTTTGGATGGAAAGATGAATATTCGTAGTGTAAGTCGTTTTGGTCGTTCGTTTAGTATTGTGCGAATACCTTATGCGCTCAAATTATTAATACAAGAGTTACAAGTTATGAATATTCAAATGAGAATTATTACGGAAGACAATGTGGATCAATTATTGTCCATGTCTTATTCGGATAATATTAATAAATTATTACAGACCAACGCTTCATTGGAAGAAATATCTAAAAATTACAGGACAATGGTGATTGATAAAAAGAATAAAAATGTAATCAAACAAGCGTATATTCCTTTTGAACAACCAGAATATCCAGAAATTGGTATTGAAGAAAAGAAGGAGAAACTTCCTTCATCCGCGGAATTTGATTTCAATATGCCTGCTCCAAATGCGGAAATGACACCACCTGAGCCATCAAGTGATAGTAGCGCTCCTTTTGCGCCAGGATCAACCGAAAGTAGTATAGGTTATGCGCTACCAGTCACACCTCCTTATGCGCCACAGGTCACACCTCCTTATGCGCCAGTGACACCTCCTTATGCGCC